ATTAGGATGAGTTAACACGATTGGGATGAGTTAACACGATTAGGATGAGTTAACACGATTAGGATGAGTTAACACGATTGGGATGAGTTAACACGATTAGGATGAGTTAACACGATTGGGATGAGTTAACACGATTAGGATGAGTTAACACGATTGGGATGAGTTAACACGATTAGGATGAGTTAACAATGGGGGTTCGATAAAGCCCCTGATCTACATCGAACTAAGCTGCGGCGGTCCAAACCCAGGTCGCCCCCACAAAGGCACCATCTGTCCGTCGGGTGTCACCACCAACTGCTCCATATCAATCTCACCCTGTGCACTCTGCCCTTGTCGCAAAAACAGCGCAGGACAATTCATGCCCTTGATGTTCAGATACGCCATGAGCTGCGGATAGTCGTTGATTGAGTTGAGGGTGATCGGGTTGACTCCCGGCACCTTGGCCTTCCGGGTGTTGTACAGATGGATCTGCCCTCCCGACTCCATGATGACGTTTGGACACTCGGGGTTAACTCTAATCAGCGACCCATCTGTCCCACCCACTACCCCCTCTTGCATCCATCCCTGCGCCGCATTCGCTGTGGCAATTGCCACCACCAGAATCAACAAAAACGTCAGGGCAAATGATGCACGAAAGGACCCCATCTGTTTTACGCCTCGGTAATGTTGGTCTAGAGAGTAAATTGAATTACTCGGCTTCTGCTTAGAAGAGACAGATTGGAACGATGCTCTACCGCATCACCACGCTTGAGATCGCCGACGACAAATATGGTCAGCCATGCACAGTCCGCATCTGTCTGCGGGGACAAGACCGCAGTCGGTGGTGCCTCGATCTGTTGGGATTCCGACCACACATGTATTGCGACGCACCCAAAGACGACAACGTGGATGCTCTGGTCAGCTACATTACAGGACAAAGCGGCATTGACGGCTCAATCGAAACCGAAGAGATCGAAACCCAGACGCTGTACGGGTATCAGGGCGTCCGCCTCAAGAAGGCAGTGCGGCTAACATTTGATAACGACGCCGAGCGGAAGCGAGCAGCACGGTTGTGGTTTCCGTTCATCGACGGACCAAAACGCGAGCGCACACCCGAAATCCTGTACTTGGGTGCCAAGCTACGGTGCTACGAGAGCAAAGTTCCAGCAATAATTCAGTTCTTGCACGCCAGCGGACTCGAGCCTTCGGGCATCGTCGCCGTCGACTCGGCCCGGATTAAGTCTCGGGTCCCCGAAGATCGGGCATTGTGCAAAAACCATTTCCGAATCCACTGGCGAGCTGTGACCCAGAGCACTGAGATTGAAGCGTGTAGCATCCCGCTTGAGGTCGACAGTATGGACATTGAGGCTTCAAGTTCGCACGGCGACTTCCCGATGGCGATCAAGAACTACGCCATGACGACCCGGGAGCTAATCCAGATGTCTGAACGCCGCAAGAGGGGGGAATGGGATGTGCGAGGCTGGATTGCGGCGGCGCTCGGCATCGGAGAACCAGTGCCCGGGATCTCGCAGGTGGAACTCAAGGGTCGCTGGGATCACGAAAGTAGGAGATGTATTCCTCATGATCCGCTCGTGTTGCACACCACATTGGAGAAACTCTTGACAGCAAAGTGTCCCAAGCCGCCGAAGCGGCGGGTGATTGACGACTACTTTCGGCGGTACGGTGCGGGGGGCGGCAATGAGAACGGAGACGACGATTCGGCTGATGATGGACTAGGCGGCAGCGAAACTGCATCGGTGGTGGCCGACATTGACTACGACACAACGAGCATCGTTAGCGACGATTCGGGGATGGCGTCATCGCACAATGTGTTTGGTCCCGAGGGAGTGCTGGCGCTACCGATCGAGCACAAGAAGAAGGTGGTCATGCTGAACGAGATGCTCGACACCTGCTTGCCCAAGCAAGAGGGAGACAAGGTGACGTACATCGGAATTGTTCGGGGAACCACCGACCCGTCCGACCCTCGCCAAGAACTCTGCTTCTGTCTGCCCAAGGTGAGCCCAAAGAATGCCAAGTGCGAACTGATTCAGTGCGAGTCGGAAGCCGATTTGTTGCTCAAGTACCGCGATTGGAAGAAAAACAACCCGGCGGATCTGGAGATTGGCTACAACACATTTGGCTTTGACTATGGGTTCATGGCGGACCGAGCGCAGGAGCTCGAGATCCAGGTGGAGTTTCTGAGCATGACGCTGAACCCGATGCTGGTGTGTGCCGATAAGATAAAGCCAGACAAGGGCGGTGGCTACCGGATCCACGAGACCACCATTACACTGGCGAGCGGTGAACACTGTTTCCGACAGATCAGAGTGCCGGGAATGATCAACATCGATCTGTACAATCAGTTTCGCAGGGAGGTGCAATCTGACTCGTACAGTTTGAACGCAATGGCTGCTCGGTTCCTGGGCGGCAAGGTCAAGACGGTTGAGGCAGCGGTGGGACTTGACGCCGATGGAGAACCTGAGAGCATCGTGACGCTGGACGACACACAGGGCGTAGTCGAGGGCGGAATGATTGCACTCGAGCAAGAGGGGGGTGATCCGGAACGACGGGTAGTGCAAGAGGTCGACGGGAAGCGGGTGCGGCTCAGCGGGGCGCCGAACATGGAATGGAATTCTTGGGGCCACGCCAAGGACGATGTTTCGCCGCAGGACATCTTCGATCTCTCAACCAACGGCAATCCCGAGGACGCCACCACCGTCGCCAACTACTGCAAACAGGATTGTGCCTTGGTGTATGGGCTCTTTGACAAAGTGGACAGCTTTACTGCACTGACCGAGATGAGCAACGTCAGCTGTGTGCCTTTTGAGTTCCTGATCCTCAGGGGTCAGGGGATCAAGCTCACCAGTGTTCTGGTGCGGGAGTGTAACAGGCACGGACGAATCGTTGAGGACATTAGCAAGGACCACCCCGACGAGCCTTATGACGGCGCAATCGTGCTCGAGCCGCACACCGGGATCCACCGTGATCCTGTCACCTGCCTCGACTACTCTTCACTGTATCCGAGTGCCGACATCTCGGACAACGTGTCACACGAGACGATCAAGTGGTACGAGCAGCGCGACCTCAACGGCAATCTGGTCAAAACGGTGGGCGACCGCCACGGTCCGCTGGCGCCTGGCCACCACCTCATCACCCACGAGTTCCCAACCTACAAGCGAATTTCAGTCCCAAAGAAGACTGGCGGGGGCTTCAAGAAGGTTAAAATGCCAACCGGTCACCGCACCGTCGGCATTGTCCAGTTCCCGCTCGGCGAGCACGGCATGATGCCCATCGTCCTCTCCACCCTCTTGCATCAGCGCAAGACCACGCGGAAGCGTGCCGAGCACAAGCGTCTTACGCTCAAGGACGGCACTGTCTACGAAGGCGGGATGACGATCGACGAAAACGGCAAGTTGGTGCCCACTGACGACGGACACTACGAGATTCTGACCGACGATGCGGGAATCGTTCAAGTGCCGGTAGATGAGGTGTCCGAGGTGACGTGGCGTTTCAGTGAGTTTATTCGAAATGTGCTGGACAAGCGACAGTTATCTTACAAGGTGCTGGCCAATTCTATGTACGGCGGCACCGGGGCGATGACCAGTAACTTCTACGAGCCGAACGTGGCGGCGCTGATCACGGCGATCGGTCGGACGCTGCTGGGGTACGCCAAGAAGGTAATGGAGGGAATTTACAAGCAGCGGCGGGTGGTCATCGGTGGCGAGCCTTACATCGTCACCGCCACTTGTATCTACGGCGACACCGATTCTGTGTTTGTCAAGTGGCGGATTGTGGCAGCCGAGGGTCACACGACGCTGCAAGAGGGTACATTGGTGCAGGGAAAGGATGCTTTGCCGTTGGCGATTAAGATATCGCAAAGGGCCGAGAAGCTGGCGAGTGCGTGCCTGCGGAAGCCTCACACGCTGGAGTACGAGAAGACGTTCCTGCCATGGATCTTGCTGACCCGTAAGCGGTACGCAGGCTATCTGTACGTGACGGCGGAGGACAAGCCGAAACTCAAGTCGATGGGGGTGGTGCTGCGGCGGCGGGACAACGCCAATATCGTCAAGGTCCTATACTACCAAGTGCTGAAGAACCTGCTGAACATCGATTTGCGCAAGTCGTACAACTTGTGCATCGACGCCTTTCGAAAGGTGATTCGTGGCGAGGTCGATCGCAAAGACCTGATTGTCTCCAAGTCATTGCGGGGGCACTACGCCAATCCGGAGCGAATCGCACACAAGGTGCTGGCGGATAGGATTGCCGAGCGGGACCCAGGGAATGCCCCTCGTCCGGGGTCACGGATTGAGTACGTCTTCAAGAACGTAGCCGACGACAAACTGAAACAAAAGGACCGGATTGATCTGCCCGAAGCGGTGGGTGACGATATTGATTATCGCTATTACGTGGATCATCAGCTGATGACACCGATTGCGCAACTGTTTGCGCTGGAACTGGAGGAATTGCCCGAGGCCCGAAAGCGGTGTCCAGCGGTAGCATTCCGACAGGGTGCGACACTCAACGTACGAACCAAGGCGGTAGAGAAACTAATGAATAACGTGCTGACCTCCTCCAAACAAAAGACGATGGCCGATTTCTTCGCTCCCAAGCCCAAGTCCAAGAGCAAGAGCAAGAATAAGTGAGCCTGTTTAGGCGCGGTAGGTGGAGAGTGGTGAGAGGTTGGAGTTGGGTGTCATATCCGGCTGGGTCCGTCGGCGCGGGGTCGGGGGAGGTGCCGGAGTTGACAATGCATTTTCTTCTTCAGAGTTGTCGTTCATTATGTCGGCCAATACCTGCGAAGGCAAACGTCGACGTCGCCGTACATTCCGTTCCCGCTGCTCTAGTTGTCGTTGTTCCTCCTCCAAGATGGCCTCTTCGGCTTGGCACTGCGGACAAAGCGCCACACCACCTTCCATCTGAAAGTTGTGGCGATACCAAAAGTAATGGCCACAATTCGGAAAGAGGCGGACAAAGCTAGAGGGTTCGAAGCGGTAGTTGGTGGCAAGGCAGTGGTCCCACAACCGCCGTGCATTGGGGATGGTGTGATAGATGGTCAACTCGGTCCCTGGCAGTGGTGCCAAGGCGGAAGCAGTGGTGGGACCAGTGATGATGATGTGCTGTGGTTTGGGATCGGGCGGTGTCTTGTTAACAAGATCAATCATCTGGTGCATCAGTACGAGGTGATTCTCCATGTTCTTGCGGTGCAGATCAATCATTGAACGCAACAAATAATGACGCTCTCCCATTGAGGGTGCTGCTGCTTATGAGAGAGAGTATTTTGGCTTAGACGTTCGGGTTTAAGTAAGATAGACAACCCACACATTAATTATGGCGCTCACCACTGTCCCCAAAGGACTTGCTAATCTGGGCAACACGTGCTATCTTAACTCGGCATTGCAGTGTCTCAGCGCCACTGGCTTGGTGGGTATTATGCACCCTGATCCTCCGAACGACACCCCACACCGTTGTGTTTACGGTGCACTAAAGCGCACTCTTGTGGCCATGTCATCTCCTGATAGTCGCCCAATCCTCTCGCCGCAGACGCTGGTGATGATGGTCCGCCGCAACGCCCGTGCTCTGGGCCGGCCCGACTTTGCTGGTTGGGAACAGAATGATGTGGCCGAGTTTCACACGATGCTTGGCGATTGCATTCACGAGGCCACCAAAAGTACAGCCAAGGTGAAGATTACGATTACCAACAAAGCACATATGACTCCTGTGGATGACAAGTGTCTCGAGCGACTAACTCGGTACATTGAAAACGAGCATTCGGTGGCAGCTCGCACAATGGCAGGAATTGAAGCCGGCGTTGTCACCACTCCCGAGGACGTGTTTTTGTCAGCCAAAGCCGAGTGTTTTTACGTGCTCGTGGTGCCAGTACCGCTGAAACAACACACCATTCGCTCCCCCTATTCCTCTCTTGCACCCATCACGGTCGCCGACTGTGTTACGGAGTTTGGCGCCAAGAGCTTAATGGTTGGCGAAAACCAGTATGAGATGCCCGAGGGCTACGCAAATGTCGGCGAGCACGTTGACGCCATCCAAAAACATTTGGTGTGGTTAGCGCCACAGATTCTGGTCATCGAAACCCGACTGTATCGAATGAGTCCGAATGGCGAACTCCAAAAGGGGTACGAGAGACTGGTGGCGAACCCGGTGCTGGATCTGCCGGTCTGGTCAGCGGGGGAACACAAAAAGGTGCGGTATACACTGTGCGGGGTTGCGTACCACCGTGGCGGCAATCGGATGGGTGGACACTACACGGCGGTGGTGAAGACGAAGGATGGAAAGCTCTATAATTGCAACGACACCAGCGTTTCGCCTTTGGCTGCCGGAGCCAAATGGCCCGACGGTGGTTATTGCTTTTTCTATCGCAAAATCCTGTGAGTAAGAAGTAGGCATCTCAGATGATCGTCTCCACTGGCCGGAGCACACTCAATCCATATATCGCAGTGGTCATTGGTCTGTTGGCGTTGGCTCTCTACGTCTCCACGACTGGGGAGACCGTCCCGAAGCTGATGTCGCAGGCCGAGGCCATGGCTGCGGCTCCACCTAGTATGGCGGCAGCCCCACCAACCACTGCCCCGAGAGAAACACCATCGCTATATTCTTCCTCTGCCCCGTCTTCTTTACCATCAGAGGAGGAGACTGCTAATCCGTTTGCTTCACCTTCTCCGCGCCCATCGCCATTTGCGATGCCGTCGGTCCAGCAGGTGTCGTCCGAACCTACTCCGGCTCCGCCAACACCGTCGCCGTTTGCCACGCAGAGGGGAGGTCAGCAAGAGGGGGATGGATGGTTTGGTGCTACGCCGACGGAGGCGACGGCAATGCCAACGGCGACGCCAAAGGCGACACCGGGATTATTATCTGATGAGAGCGGCAGCGACGACAGCAGTGACGACAACGAAGGGTTGTTTGGATCGTTCGAATCGGGGGCGGCAGCCACTGCGGCGACGGTGGGAGCAACGGCAGCGGCGGCTGCCGACGGGGTTTCGCTGGGTGGTTCGATCGTATGGACCCTACTTAGCATTGTAATCGGCGTGTTGGTATTCTTTGGGCTGCTGGCGATGCTGAGCCGTCTAGGTGGAGTTGATATTAGCGCAGCGCTTGAGCGGGGCTTCAACACTTCGACCTCGCTATATGATGTCACCCTCTCGCAACCAGAAACGCCAGGTGTGGCCCCGGTGGCACCGCCGCAGCCGGCCGAGACTATGGACTCGGAGGTGTTCCAAGTGGGCAACGGGAATCTAAGTTACGTCGAAGCCAAGGCCGTCTGCCGGGCGCAAGGAGCCAAGCTTGCCACCTACTCCCAGATTGAAGATGCATACAACAACGGTGCCGAATGGTGTTCCTATGGCTGGAGCGACGGCCAGCTGGCGCTCTTCCCGACCCAAAAGGACACCTATGAAAAGCTCCAGTCTGGATGTACCGGAGACCAGAACGCATGCGGGCGTCCGGGTATCAATGGCGGTTTTATTGCTAATCCAAACGTGCGGTTCGCAGCCAACTGCTACGGCACCAAACCCAAGCCGACCAAGGCCGAAAAACGTGCGCTGGATGCTCCAGCCGCCATCAGCCCCCAGGATTCCGAGGCCAATCGTTTGGCTCAGCTGTTCAAGCAAGCCGACAAACAATTCAAGGTGCGACCGTTTGCCCCAGGTGAGTGGGCTGAACCAGGAATTACTGCCTCTAGCGCCCAGATGCCCGCGCCAGGCGCTCCTCACGCCATTGCCTAAGCCACTGCAACGATTGTAATGGATCTTCTTGCACCACCTCCTCCGGATACGTCGGATTTACATGCGACATCACGATTGCCGCCACGCTTCCTGCAAACGCTCCTGAGCGTGCGTGCTCCAGAATATTTGCCTGCGAATGTCGGGTTCCCTGCAACACTTTTGCTGCATAGGCTTCAAGTTGCGGACACAGATCTTCTAACTTCACCTCGTGCCGCTCTTGCATCCGCTGCCGAATTTCGGGGCATCCCCGAAAATCTTCCGATGTGTAAAGTTCCTGAAGTTCCAACCGTGCCAACTCGTTTTCAGCCAACGAGCCCATCACCGATACGACACAGACCTGATGTAATCAAAGACGTCGTCTCTAAGCGATTGTGTGTCGTCAAAGTCAAAACCCGCCGCAACACAAATGTCAATAAGATCACTGACCCAAGCATCGATCAGATCCCCACGAGTTACCGAAACTGGTATCCCCTTCTCTAGCAATCGTGTGTGTTCCCAACGGTTTATGGCGTTCCAATAATGTTCACGATGGGCTGCATAGCACTTGCGACTGTGTTGTTGCAAGAGGAGGAGTTCAGGATCAGTGGATCGGTGCTTGGCAATGCCGTTCAACACCGAGGCCGAAGACGTAGAGGCGGAAGCGGAGGCGAACGACGGTGTGGATGGGATTGAGGAACGGCGGGTGCCGGGAGTTGACGGACGGGTGCTTGGAGTTGACCGAGGCGGGGTTGGAGCTGACATTTATCCGGGCACAATCTGTTGGTATCCAAATGACACAAATGTCTCCAGGTTTTTTTTGAGTTACTATATTACAATGCCGGGACAGAACGTGACAAAGGCTGCGCTGATCAAGACGATCCCGTCAAACACTGGCTGTACTCTCTTGGTTCCGCGAAACCGTGAGCAGATGATTGCCAATCGCTTCCCAAAGCGGAAGGATTGCAGCTCCGCCAAGACGATTACGCTGGCTCCAGTCGGCGGCACGGGCAGCAAGCTGCTATTCAAGGGTGGCTCCAAGTAAGTCAGGGTGTCTGTACTCCCTGAACCCCAATAATTCAAAACCCCTCAGCACGGGGCGAAGCCCTCCTTTCTGCGCTGGTCTCAACTCTTCAACTCTTGCTATCTACGATAGTCTAATGAATCCCGAAGCACATGCTCAAACCGAAATCCTCACTCAGCGTTGGCTCGAGCTCGACGACACTATTCGTCGATCTAATGAGCTGGTGAGAGACATTCGTTCAGAACGCAATCAGGTCGGTGATCAGCTGGTGAAACTGTTGCAAACCCAAGGCTACAACAAGCCATCGCTTCGTCTAGGCGGTGAGACGATATCGCTGACCGAAAACCGCCGGCGGGCTCCGCTGACCCTTGAGCTGGTTGGCACCGCTATGCTCCAGGCAGGAGTTGAGGCTCGCAAAATGCAAGAGGTGATTGAGTGGTTGGAGCGACAGCGTGAAGACAACGCATCCACTTCGGTCGCCCTGTATCGACGCAAATCTAGGCGGGTACGTCGAACCCGCCGTGCTCCTAGGCCGTGCGGTACAGAAAGCAATGGATAACCCACCAATCAATCAGTGTGATGAAGTTCGTCAACGCGTCCAAAGTTGCACCTCCTACCGAGGAGCTAACGCTTGATTCACCAGTGTCGGCGCCAAACGGTAGCTACTGTGCGCCGCTCTACATTGGGCTGTCGCCAGCGCAAACACTGGGCATCCAGTTGGGTCCGGCCAAGACGTCGGGGTTGGTCGAGACCGCCCATGTCTGCTACCTCGATCTCGAACTGAGTCCTGAACAGCTCGAGTGGATCAAAACGGTCGAAGCGACGATTAAGGATCAGCTGCCGGGGCACAAGACCGTGTGGTTCACACGTGATATGGAGCCAGCGGACGTCAACTATTTCTTCGACACCAGCATCCACAGCAACAAACTGCGTGTGCATGTGGCCCGTTCCCATACCTTTGACACGATAGATCTTCAGGTTTTTAAGGAGTCTGGGGAATTGGCTAATACTGAGTTGATAAGCGGCGATTGCACTCTGCTGGCGCTGGTGTGGTTGCGGGGGGTTGCCCATCGTTCGGGCCGCACGTCGTTGGACTGGGTGGTTCAGCAGGTCATGGTGATGAAGGAAACCAAGTGTCTCATCGGTCTAGGCGAGGCCGATGCGGAATCCAAGGCGAAACCCAAGACAACCCTCCAGAGTCCCTCCCATTCGCAACCCGTGCCGCCATCGCCAACCAAGGCGAAGAAGCAGATAGCCAAGATGCAAGAGGAGAAGAAGGGATTGAAAGAGGTATTGGTGAATGCAGCGGATTTGGTTCCGTCCATCACTCCGGCGGGTGGTGCCCATATCGAGTTGATGCCAGAATCGGATCTGTTGGCGGAAGAGCTGGAGGAGCAGATCGAGATCGAAAGGCAGCGGCGCGCCGAGGCGCTTCGGAGCTTCATGGAGGCTAACGATCTCAATCCCGAGGACTATTACTTTCCAGACACCGACGAAGAAGACGAAGATGAAGATGAGGACGAAGATGAGGACGAAGATGAAGCTGAGGACGATGATGATGAGAAAGAGGGAGAGGATGACAACGACGCTGATCTGGGTGAGATCGAGCAGCTGGCGTGAAATGGTTGGCGAGATACAAAATCTTCTGCCACATTAAGCTAATGGCGAAGTCTATCCTTCAGCGGATCGAGGGTCTCGGTAGCGGTCTTTCTATTGCAAACGTCATCATTATTGCGGTTGTCATTGCGTTAGCGGTGGCCTTTTTCCGCAGTGTCTGCGGCGTCAAGGACGGAATGGCGAACCAAGGCGTGATGCCGGCGTTGTATCCGGGTGGCCCAGTCGCTCCTCAGGCGGGTCCGGCCCCAGCTCCGACTGGTCAGGATTTCGCAGCCACAGCGGTCCCTCCAGGAATGGGCCAGGGCAGTGCTTCAGCCGACCCTGAGCAGCTCAAGCCTCCTGGAGCTCTCAAGATTAACTGGCTCCGTCCTCCGCTCCTCTCGCAGAACCCACTCCGCAACGCTAACCTGACGGTGCGTGAGGATCCGCTCATCCCAAAGGTGAATGTGGGTCCGTTCCTTAACTCGACGATCGATCAGTCGGATCGCCCAGGTCTTACCACCTGCGAGCCTCCGACTCTGGGTCCAGGCCCGATGGCTGCGCCAAGCCAGTCGCACTTTGCGAACTCGTTTGCCTATGCTTAACTCGCCCGGGGCGATTAACTCAGTCTGTATTTGCATCAACGGAAAATGAAATAAGGAAAGACACATATGGACCTCGCATCCATATCTGTCGCCTAAGCAGACATGCCCTGGGACCTCGCCCTCTGCTTCGGTCTTCTTGTCGTCCTTCTCGTCATCGTGTTTGTCCTCTTTTTGCGATCCGATCTCTACAATCTGCGTTGTCACGAGGTTAATCAAGGAAAGCATCGTGTCTGCGTCCTGAACTCACGTGAAGGCAAGAAGAATCATCAGGCTGTGACAATGATGACCTATCTGACTGAAAAACTGACCCGGCTTGTCCGACTGGCTCACGAAGACAACCCTGTACACCCAGGAGTACAACGCCTCGTCGCCAACTTTGATCCCCGACGCATTGTTGAGTCACTTCCTCATTCCGACCACACAGCCTACACCGAAGACAAGGGTAAGAAGCTTGCCTTTTGTCTCACCAAGGAACGCAAGGGAGGCGTTTTTGTCGAGGAAAACACTCTCTTCTTCGTGGCACTCCACGAACTGGCCCACATCATGACCGAAGAGAACGGACACACCGAGAACTTTTGGCGACACTTTGGCGACATCCTACGAGTCGCCCGGCGTCACCAAATGATCGTGCCAGTCGATTACTCAAAGCAACCCACCAAATACTGCGGAATGACACTCTACGAAAATCCACTCTTTGATCGTGAAGAGCCCGAGGCAAAGAGCCAAGGCTAAGATGTGTGTGGAAGATAGGATATGTTCCGCTGTTCACTTCTCGAACCCGGCGGTGGTATGCGCCACTTGGAGACCACCGTCCTGGGCGATACCAATCTCGCCACCGCCGCCGCAATGGTAGCCGACGAAATTGGCAACCGCACTCAAGCCGACGAAATCTATTTTTTTGGAATCCAAAACTACACCCTCTCGCCCGAGCGGGCCTACTATATCTGCTCTCAAAACGGTGTTGACAACATCACCCCTGACCGTCTTGCATCTTACCTAACCAACATCGTTGACTACGCTCCACCTTCCAAGTTTAGTGTCAAGAAGAAATACGAGTTCAACGATCTCATCGAACTGGGACTCGAAGGCAAACGGGAATTGAGAGTGCCGCTCTCCATTTCAGTTAACGCTGAGGCACGCTACCCCGTGCCCGCCAACCCTTACAACTGGGTGTCCGAAGATCCCACCATCTCCGCCAACGCTGAAGCCATGATCTCGCACCGAGGCGGCGCTGTGATCTTTGACACCGCATTAGCCTATCCCATGCTGTACTGCTGCACTGCCAAAGATGTCCTTAACACGACTCAAAACCCCGCAATCATCGCCAACCTGGCTAGAATATACTTTCCACTAATGGCCGCTCGTGGTATTCGTTCCCCTGCGGCACTCCGGGCCGCCCACGCCGACGCCATCACCCCTACTCCAACATCAACTCAGGACCGTCCCTTGGCTATCCTTACCTTTTCCGACATAACACAAAATCCCAATGTCGGTGCCACCGATTTCACGGTCGTATTCCATCCCGACATTCCCATCAACCTCCCTCTTGAACTCATCTTTCGATCAGTGCCCGCATCGGACAAGCTGCCGTTCATCAAGCTCAACATGGGTAAGGGTCGGAGCCGGTTGTTTCGGCTCTATACACCTCCTGCCGCCGACGGAGTTAAGCGCCCGGCTCTAGGCACCCGCCAAATTAGCCGACTCCAGACCGCCATTGCTATGCAAGAGGGGGTTGGTTATGCAGTATTGGCTGAAGACGCGCTTTGTACGCTGGATATGTATCCAAATGGCAATTTGCGTGTGCGGCTGGTGGCACGCTACCCCGTGCGGCTCGATGACTTGGAATCGCGAATCAATCAAATGCTAGGTGAGGCATTCCTTCAGATTAACAAGGCACTTGAGGACACAGGCTATCAGTACCCGACCCGCTTCAGTTTAGAGTCGGAAAACGTGGAAGTCCTGGGAGTGCGGCTGCGAGGGAAGCGCACCACGGTGGAACGGTTCAACCCGAGTCCGGTAACTCGATGCATCACAGACGTAATGTTCACCACTGATGTGGGAGATTCGATCGCAGAACTGGTGTACCACCGTGTGGGCTACTACAACAATCTGACGGCAGTCGAAAACTACATCACTATGAAGCTTAGGCAGTCGCAGGGTATCAGCGAGGTGGTTCGCGGTGTTGAGCGTGGTTTTGGGCTGAGTCACGATTCGGCCTTGGAAGCCGTGCAAACGTGGGCCAGTAAGGCGCAAGAAGAGCTCAATGCTCACGCAAACCAACGGCTCAAGGTAGTGACGTCAGGGGGAGTTAAGGTCATTCTAACTCGGGACCGCCTGTCGAGGACCGCAGAGATTACCGCCGAGGGCACCATCAGCCTCGATCAGGCCATCTTGCTCTCGCGGTACATGGAGTCAATCATCGCCGCTTCCACTACCACGGCAGGTTTGGAACGTTTCACCGAAATGATTGGCGATTGTTCTTCAGCAGCCGTTACCACCACCGCAGCTGCCCCGGCCCCCAGCGCATCGTCCGCCGAATTCATTCAATCCCACACTTCCCCTCTTGCAGCCCAGGCGGCATCGGCCGAACTCTCGGCGCCGACAGCCTCTACTGCAATGACGGTCGCCAATAATCGCATTGTGGTTGACGATGACGAAGATGATAATTTTATGGACGACTTGTTGGACATGTACGGCGATATGGGCGATGCAGCAGAAGAAGAAGAAGTGCAAGAGAGGGAATTGGATGAGTTGTTGGGGGATCAGCCACCCGAGGAAGAGTTGACACGCCCGGGGCGAGTTGACTCGGTCCACGGACCCACGCCAGCAACTCCGGCGGTGTCTACTCCGGGAGTAGCGGCAGCAGCAGCGTCAACTCCAGTGGCCCGACTATCGGTCAAGTCTCCGCTCAAGGGCGCCGACGTGGTTGGAATGAAACTCAAGGCACCAAATTATTTCCACAAACGGATGGCGGATCGGGATCCAAACCTCTTCGTCACCAGCAAGAGCGGCAAGTTCACCACATATTCTCGTTTGTGCGCCCACAATCTGCGGCGACAGCCTGTAGTGCTCACCCAAGAAGAAAAAGAGCGAATGGAACGGGAAGCGCCCGACAGCTTCGATCCCTCTTCCAAGGCACTTCTTCAATACAGCTCGGGATCAGGTCCACCCAACTGGTACATGTGTCCTCGCTATTGGTGTCTGAAAACTGATCTGCCAATGACTCAAGCCCAAGTCGACGCTGGTGAATGCGGCGGCAAGATCATTCCGTACAGCGCCGGAAAGGTTCCAGATGATGCGTTCATATACGAATTCAACTCATATGGCCGCAACAACGAGCACGTCAATGCCGATGGCAGCTACGCCCAACATCATCCTGGCTTCTTGGATTCAAAAAATCACCCCGATGGTCTCTGTATGCCGTGTTGTTTCAAGGATGTCGACAATGCCAAGATGCAGAAGCGGATATCGATGTGCACTGGCCGCAGCGAAGAACGTGCCCAAGAGGCATCCAAGGAAAACAAGAGGACCAGTCGGCTATACGTCAAGGATCCCAACAAGTACCCACTCGCTGCTGGCGACATTGGTTTCCTGACGCCAGTGGTCCAAAAGTTGCTCGGCACCGACAACTCCAAGTGCACTGTAAGCGAACGCGACAAGACCATCGTCACCAACGTCCGTTGTGTGCTACGTGGGGGCGTGGAAGGAAACGAAGGTCGCTCGATGCTCAATGCGGTGGCGGTGGCCGCCAATATCCCCCTGGACACGCTGATTGAGAAGTTAGCGGAGGCAGTCAATACCAACAGCATTGCTCAACTCCAGAGTGGCACTTTGGTCAAGTCGCTGGTACCGCTATTCCAAACCACCACTTCCTCCCTCCCTCTTGCAACCGAAACTGAACGTGCTGTCGCATCCGAAGAGCTGCGGAAAGTGGCTGTGGAACGATTGCGGCAGATGCTACGTGATCCCCAGACCGCTGTTGGTTATCAGTACATCTGGGATTTGGTTCGGCTTCACGCATTCGACGAGCCAGTGAATTTGCTAGTATTGTTGTTGGATGAAGAAGACGGTAGCGACAATGTGAAATTGCTGTGCCCCGAAGCCGCTAGTGGTAGCCGACAACACGACCCCAACCGTGGCACCCTGGTGCTGCTCCGGAAGCAAGGGTTCTACGAGCCCGTCATGATGTACCGGTCCAGTGCTGCCGGTGGCGAGGCCCCACTAGCGCCAGTAGAACGGCTGCTGGGAGCTCCCAACACCAAAATGCCAGAAGTTAAGACTGCGATCGACAATCTCGGAGCCATCGCTGATGGCTGTGGCCGCACCGCTGTGCGCGCCCAAACCGCCCCCACCCGTCAAGAAGTTGAAGAGGCTGTTAGCAAGAGGGGGGGGAGGGTAAGGAAGTTGGTGGCAAACTTCACTGGACGATTGGTAGCGGTGCAGGTGGAGCTGGGCGATGGACAGCGAGTCACCGTCCCGGTTGAGGCGGAGGCCATGCCGGAAGGAGGCAATGGAGGGACCGAGTTAACCCTTATTGGAGGAGTTGATACCATGCTTCCCCTCAATGAGACGCTGGATGGCTTGGACGCCTTCTCCAGGGCCAGCGAGTTGCGGATGGAACCCTATTCGGTGATGAGCGAAAATGGACAGGCGGTAGCGGTGTTAACTCAGAGCGACCGGGTGATTCCGGTGTTGCCATCATCACTGACGGGTAGTGAAGACGGAATGTACCGGGGGCTGAGGGTGGTTGAGGTGCCGACGGGCGGCGGTCCGGTAGAGGCCGAAGCTGAATCAGTATTGGGTGCGGGGCAAGACGATGCCCGATTGGCGGCGGCGGCGGCGATCCAGGCTCACACTGAGACCTATGAACTCTTTCGGGCGTGGCTCCGTGCTCAACTCCTTAACTCGGAGATGGTGGGACTGCGGCGGGCCATCACCATGTCGCTGAAGCAACAAATTACGGTTGGAGAAAAGCTGAAATTGCTCGCCCGAGTTCTGAGAGATCGGCTGGGTTCGATGGTTCATGTGGTGTCGGCTCGGGGCTCAACTCCTATAGCAGTAGTTGACACTGCCGGCATCTTCTATATCCCCGAAGGACTCTTCACCATTGACGACATCATGCTGCGTGCCGCAGATGAGCTGGTGCGCTACCCAAACGCCGCCAAGTTTATTCTGGGACGGACCATGTTTTACAGCAGTCAGCCAGGCGAGTATCAACTCGCCAAGGACGAAATGGTGGTGCCCGAGGCGATGCTGATATCGGTGCGGGACTTGTCCACCGCTGGGCTGATGCAAGGATTGGTGGGTCCATCGGTAGCCCTCTCGACCAACACAGAACCGCAAGAGGAGGCATTTGTGTCGGAATCCCCACCGTCCGCTGCTGCCCCGACCGCAGCCACAGCCCCTACCACGCCCGCACCCGCCGCACCGGTCACCGCGGCACCAGTCGCATCCGTAACCACTGCTACACCCATACTCACACCCCCCCCTCCCCCTCTTGCACCCCCCGCTCCTACCTCACCGCCGGTGGCCCGAGCCTCACCAAAACCTATCATCCCTAAGAACAACACATCATCGGGCTGTGCAGTTTATGAACGCCGAAATGTCAATTCGCATGACAAGTTGCGGGTAAGTCGTTTGGTGCCGCCTGACGCCACACTGATCACTCCCGAAGCGAATTCGCTTTGTCTGTGGGAAATGCTAGGCGATGTTATCAGTGCCAACACCGAACAACGGGTGACGGGAAAAGATCTCCGGAAGGCGGTGGCTCGGGGCTACCGATTGTTGGGAGAAGAGGATGCAGAAAAGGCAGCCGAGACCTGGCGCGCCGAAGGGAAAATAGGCTTTGCCAATATGGCCCGCCCTATAACCGGAGCCAGTCTCGCTGGCACTGTTCATCAGGTAGATTACTATCCCACCAACATCGATCTCTATTACTTGTCAATTGCTTATGGGCTTAGTATTGTAATTGCTTCTTCGCACACGAACAAGCATACCGGCACCGAGTACATTGTTTACGGACGCAAGGATAGCAAGGTGGTCTTGCTCAAGCGGGGCAAACAGTTCCGCAACAAGCCAATGATCTACATGGCCGTCACGTCGCCTGGAGGACTCACGCTACGCACCATCCTTCCCGCCCTTGCCACCGTTATCGAGAACAATCGTCTACCCAATCCATATCACGAGCGCCAGAAGAAAATCAATATAATGGTGGCGCAACCGACCCTCCCTCCTCCCCCTTCTGCCGCTGCTGCCGCCGCCGTGCTTCTAGTGCCCTCGCCTGCGCCGTCGCCGCCCACGGCCGCAAATCAGCCGCTTCCACCCCCACCGACCACGCCTGCGCCTCCAAGCTAAGCGGGGCCAGATGTTCCTCCGCATAAACTGTAATCTGTTCCACAAGTTCGTGTGGTATGTTTCTTATGTAGGCCTGCCGTTCCCGAAGTGACTTTCGACACAATCTAACCATGTCCAGGTTGACTCCGTCTTCGCACTCGTTCCCAGTATCACTATCGCTGCTGACGTCAGCTTCAACGCTGTTGTCAGGAACCATATAAGCCGCCGCAGACGCCGATGTTTGCTCCTCTTGACGTGTGATTCGCTCCATCATTATATCGATTGCCCGATCCAATGGATCCAACAACAGGTCGTTGCGGTTAACTACCAGCGTCGGCGGTCGTACTTGCACCAAATCCAGATCATCGGTCAAAATCATCACCAACGCATCTTCATCCTCTTCTTCGTATAGCTCGGGTTCCAATTGCCGGGCCACGGGCCGTTCCACTGGCTGCACCTCGGGGGCAAGAGGAAACGGATAAGACTCAGAACGTTAAATCCAATATTGTCGTCGCTGTTCCAATGTCTTGAACGAGTACGCTGACAACGCCGCCGCACAATGTTCAGGCAGGTTTTTCTTGGCAATCTGCGACATGTACTCGCACCACGAGCGTGTCATCAAATAATAAGACTGGAATGCCTGAACGTGGGTCTGGATGAGGATGTCGATCGCACTGATAGCATTGGCTTCGGCGATCGACGGCACCAACGCTGCATCCAGCCCCGCTTCACTGTACATGACAGCTAGATCGTGCAATATCTCGGCACCTGCCTGCCCCGGCTCGTTCACAATCGCCATCTCGTGCAACAACACTTGCTCGTAGTCCTCTAGACGACTCAGATTCAATCCCACACGCCAATAACTCCTCAGAACCTGATGCATCGACACGTTAACCTCTGGGCTAAACGCAGTCATGTAGATCCGCATCTGATTGCTCTCCGATAGTGCCATTCCAGTCAGCGGGTTGGTCGGCACCAACGGCTCTGGTATGAAGTAGTCCGAGTTGAACAGCCGGGTCCGCATGTGTCGCAACAAATCACGAATGTAATAGGTGTGCTTGGTTCGCCCATCTACCAACCGCACCAGCATCCGGCTCGGCAATCCTGACAACGGATCTCCCTCCAATGTCTTTCCGCTCCCCCGCTCTTGCATTCGGCGCTCTCGCCATCGCACAATCGTTCGCCGGACACACCAATAGTGCCGACAAGCATCAAAAAATGCCTTGTTTAACGTCCTGTATCTGTGCGCAAGATGCCACTTCTTCTTGGTTGTCCCAACCGAGCCCAGTTTATATTGGCAACCAAACAAGTAACGGTTGTATTTTTCCTTTCCGGCTAGCGGACACTTTTCAAAGGGACGGGCTATGGCCTTGATAGGGTAGTGGGACACCGCCGTTACAATCCATTGATCGAACGTGGCCATGGTATGCAAGAGGGTAGGGTTGGTTGTAGGTAAGTCTGAAGTTGTGTCTAGATCCCAATGTCGTAGTCGTCTGGGACCGCGCCTGTCTCCACGCCCGTGCCCTGGACCACTGCGTCGGGGATTGCCAGATCGTCTGACTGACAGCCAGTCGTGCGCACCTTGGTCTGGAACATCGCTGTGATGTCCTGCTCGCTACGCTGCCGTCGCTTCGGAACCGGTGCCTCCCGCACCCGCTTCGGATCCAACAACACCTGAAAGCTGCCGGTACCCACTGGGACGCGCTGCCCCAGCATCACATTCGCCGACACGCCAGTGACCGGATCTAGTTGGCCGTGCCGCGCTGCTCGCATCAGCATCTCTGGCGTCTCCTCAAAACTGGCCCGGGCAATCGGACCGATGTTGTCGTTGTTGATTCCGTGTCGGAACACCGATACCATCTCGGGTTTGATCGCCATCCGATCGCACAGCAATTCGTAGTGGTGGTCGTTGATGTATGAGCCGCCGTGGTCAAACACCTCCCATAGCTCATTCTTGATGGTCTGCCGTGCCGCCTCAATCCCAAGCACCGCCAGCACCTCGTGGATGTCATTGCTCGTCGTGTTGTTTGCGTCGACATACGGAAGCGCCAACACATCCATCAGGTTGGTTCCCGTCGTATCAATCACCCAATGCTCTTGTTGTTCGTATTCGCCCTGGTTCAGTGCCATCACCGTCGGGATCTTTCGCAGTGTGGCGTTGGTGATGTTCCGCACCCCCCGCAGGATGGTGTTCTTCAGCATAGAGTCCTGGAACTGCCGTAGAGCGTAGATTTCGTCAGTCTGGTCGAGCGGGTGCGGGTGTCCTGTCTTTCCCGACTTGAGCTTGGCCAGCATCGAGCGGGCCCGAATCCGGAACACCAGGTTGTCGTCGTTGTAGTCGGAGTAGACGCAATCAACCTCCTCTTTGTAGACCGCCCGCAGCGCCGCCGCCACCTCCTCCATTGGGATCTTCCGGTCCAACATCGCATTCCGGTCCATCTGGAGCCGAATGACCCACTTGGAACGCTCCTTGTGCCCCTTTCGTGTGATGCAATCGTCAATCAGTATATCAAACTCACGGAACTGCTCAATCACGCTCTGGTCCTCCGGAAGCGCCGACACATCCTCCAGTGGGTCAAAGTAGATCTCGGCCTTGGATACCAGATCGCCCAGCGAAGTGTAGCTGAGGTGGTGCATTAGCTCCTGAGCTCGCCCCCGGTCCTCGCGATCTCCTGGCAAGAGGGCCACCGCCAGCGACGGCTTCTTCGGCTGCTGCGACAGCATCAGAATCTCCTCTGCACGTGGCACACCCCGAGTGGCATTGGCCTTGGAAGCCACACCCGCAAAGTGGAACGTGTTTAGCGTCATCTGTGTGGTGGGCTCACCCAGCGACTGCGCCGCAATCACACCCACTGCCTCGCCCGGCGCCACCTGCCCCCGCGCAAACGACAGCTCGATCTGCTTCATTAGCGTGTGGATGGCATGACGCCCCAGTCGGTACTTGTGCACCAGCACACTCGGTGCCAGGAAGAACTGCGCCACCAGTCGATACAGGGGCGATGGCCGGGAGTGGTTCGTCACCAGTCCGTGGAGATAGGCAGTGGTGATCTGGTCGCACTCGTGCGGCGTCACATCCGACAGCGTTGTGTCGGTAATGAAGCTCTGTGCCGCCACCCCTTCGATAAGCCTCTTGAAGTTGGTACACAGATGGACCCGATCGTTAGTCGATCCCTTGAAAACGTTTTTCAACAGCCACGGCCGAGCTTGGAGCAGCGTCTGTGACAAATCCCGTGCCTTGTTCAGTGCATCCGCCTCTTGCTCAATCATCCGCTTCTTGGCTTCGTTGTCCAGCACACTGTTGAAGACCGCTGTGTCAAAGGAGGAGTGCGCCATCAGCTCGGCGGTCGACATCTGCAAGAGGGGAAAGCCGAAACTCTCGACGTGCATCGGGTTTACGTTGTCTCCACCAAAGTCAAACTGATAGATCTTGCCCATTGCGTTCCGCACCGTGCCGTCGTACTGCTGAACTGCATCCTCAAGTGACTTGACCAGCCGCCGCTGGATGTATCCCGTCTGCGAGGTTCGGACCGCCGTGTCGATGAGACCCACCCGACCACCCATGGCGTGGAAGAACAACTCCGACGGTGATAGCCCGCCGATGAAGGAGTTGCGCACAAAGCCCCGTGCCGCCGCCGAATCATCGTACCGTGGGAAGTGTGGCAGCGTCCGATCTTCGTAGCCGTACGGGATCCGCTTGCCATCGACGTTCTGCTGCCCCACGCACGAAATCATCTGGGTAATGTTGAGCCGTTTTCCCTTGGAACCAGCCTTGTCCGCCAACACCACGAAACGATTGTTCTCGCTCAGAGTCTTCCGCCCAACCTTCCCCGCCTCCTCTTGCGCCTTGTTGAGGATGCCGTTAACCAGCACCTCAAACTCATCACGGTTGCTCTGCCCAGTTTGCCCCCGGAAAGCCCCAAGCTGAAGCTGTCGGATGAGCTGGTTCACTTGTCCCTCTTTGTCTGTGATCGTCTTGGCAATCTCCTCCACCGTGCGTTTGTCGGCAATTAGGTCGCTAATACCCACACTGAAAGCGCTCTTTTTCATGTAGTTGGTCACTAGGTTCTGAAGCCCGTCGATGAAAGCCCCCGCTGCCTCGCCACCGTAGTCGTTGTGGATGGTGTGTAGCAATCCTTTGCTCGATGCGCCTAGCACTGACTTGTTCAGCTGACCCTTTTCCATCTGTCCTCGTCGGATCAACACCTTGGAATCGCCGAACTTGGAATCCAGAGTGAGCGGCGGGAGGATGCGGCTGACCAAATCTCGGCCACTGTAACGCTCAAGAGATGCAAGAGCGTCGGGATCGATGCGCGGGTTCATGGCGAGCAACTCCATCGCCTGTTCACGGTCAAACTCAACCCCGTCCCGAGTGAGCTGATAAGCCCCCAGCAGCGAGTCCTGGAAGATACCGATGATCGGCTTGTTGTCCGCTGGCGAGATAATGTGGAGCGGAACTGCCGCCAGGAAGGCCAACTCGGCCACCGCCTCGTCGCTCTGAGGCCCATGCAAGTTCATCTCATCACCATCGAAATCGGCGTTGTACGGCTTAGTGTCGGCCAGGTTCATTCGGAATGTGTTGCCTTCAAACAGTACGCGCACCCGGTGCGCCATCATAGACATTCGGTGCAGCGTCGGCTGTCGGTTGAAGAGCACATAGTCGCCGTCGAGCAGATGTCGATGCACAATGTCACCCAGTTCGAGAACCAGACTGTTGCGGTCGGCGTGCCGCAGCGTGACGATGTCGCCGTTCTCACGCTCCAGCCGCACAGCGCCCGGGTAGACGTCGGGTCCGCGCACCACCAGCTTCAGCAGGTAGTTTTTGTTGCGCTCATTCACCACCTGCGGGAAGGTGATGTTCTTGGCGATCGGCAATGGCACCCCAATCTCTGCGATCCCCAAATTGGGATCGGGAGTAATGACCGACCTGGCCGACTGATCCACACGCTTCCCCATTAGGTTTCCCCGCACCCGTCCCGTCTTGCCTTTGAGCCGCTCCTGGATCGACTTGAGCGGCCGACCGGTGCGTTGCGTGGCAGTCGGCAGTTGCGGATCTTCGTTGTTCACCATCACACCAACAAAGTATTGTACCAGCCGGTGCCAACTGTTAATGATGTCCTGTGGAGCATTTGCGGCAATCTTGGCAGCCAGAGTGGCGTTTGCCTTGAAGATGTTGGTCAGGAAGTGCGATATATCGTCTTCGCTCCGCTGTTGAGCGTCCATCTTGACCGAGGGGCGAACCGCAGGCGGGGGCACAGGCAGCGTACGACAAATCATCCACTCGGGGCGCGACCACATCGGCGAGAACCCCATAAACTCGACGTCTTCGTCGGTGATCCGGGTCAGCATCACCAACACCTCCTCAACCGACAGCACCTTGACCTGATCTTCACCGCCCTTGTTCACCCATACAACCTGGATGGTCGCAACCTCCTCCTTGTGGTACGTTATCTTGTCGGGCTGCTCGAAACCACAGCCATCTTCGTTCTCCTCGCCACATACCTTAATCTTGCTAGACGCTTTGAACACTACGTCCCACCGTTGCTGTGAATCTTCGGGCAGTTCCTTGGACAATTTGGTTTTGTTGCAACGAAGCTTGCCGCACTTGAGACAAGTGCTTCGGAGCACCTTCATAATCGTCCCAAGCATGTGCACGTAATACACTGGCTTGGCCAGTTCGATGTGTCCAAAGTATCCAGGGGTTTCCATGCAGTCCAGTCCATCGGTCGGACACACCAATCCTGGGTCGAGTACTCCCATTCGTGCATCAAACATTCCACCAACCACGGGTCGTCCCCCGGCGTATGTGTCTCGTGTGGTAATCGACACCACCGACATGTTGTGCACCTCTTCGGGTGACATCATGCCGAACTGGAGACCAATGATCTTGGAAGGGTGCCGCTTGGACGGGTTTCCGGTTCCCACGGACATCTGCTCTGTCTAGGCACAATAAGTTCCGACCCCCCAGGTCAATTTTGGGTCTTTCGGCGCAAGTGAAATTCGTATAGACAACCTCTATCTGTGTATCATAGCCCACTGATGTCTCGAAATCCCGACCCCCCAACTAGTACATCGACTGACGATGCACCCGAAGACCCAGTCACCGAGACCCCCACCCACCTCTTGAAAAACTGGGTTAAGGAAATGACCAAGGATGCTGAGGCCGGACATCACGATGACAGTAATGAAGATGACAGTGACGACGACGACGATAGCGAATGGTCCGATGACGACGACGACGACGACGACGGTCAGATGGTGCCCACTGTTTCAATCACGTATGTGGTGGGGATGCCATCGCCGTCGATGATTGAGATCGAAGACGACGATGAAGCCGATTCCGATGACGACGACGATGAAGAAGGCGAAGTCGAAGACGACAGTGACGAGATGACACATCAAGATATGATGGGCATTGCAGCGATGATGCTTGTAGACGCGATCAATGGAGTAATGGTCGAAGAGACGGACAAGGCAGACAAGCCGGGAAAGAAACGACAAAGCAAGAGGGGGAAGGAGATGAATATGACGCCAAAGTCACCGCAGAGTTCACAACGGAAGGACCAACCGCAAGCGGGGCGTCGCAATGCAATGATCCCGCCGTTTCCGTTCATGGCTGCACCACCCACATCCTCTGCCCCTCTTACATTCAAGAAGGCATCGGCAACGACAAAGGGGGGAGCAGGGGGCAACGGAACCAAGGCGAGCAAGACAGTCAAGGCTGGAAATGGCAAACCGACCCTCGAAGAGTACGAACAAATGCTGGCAATGTTGCACAAGCGAGTGGATCAGCGAGGATCGGAGGCCGAGATGGAACAGCAGCTGCTCAAGGAATTTGACACGGCGGTCGATGGAATGAAAAAGGTCAAGGCGAAGGAGGAAGCGGCGACCCGCAAAAAGGCTGAGAAGCCCTTCCGTGAGAATAACTTTAAGAAGTTTCGGCAGCTGATGAAGGCGCAAGTCACCCGCAAACGACCGTCAGAGTACTTCAAGGAACAGAAACTTGAGGAACAAAAGGAACTGCTTAGTAAGCTCCAAGGACTGACGGAAAAGGAGGCCGAAAAGCCATACATTATGCGAATCCTGGAATCAAAGGCGACAGCCGAGGCAAAGGCACAGGCGATGCGGAAGCTAGTGCTTATGGAGGGCCCAATGAGCGAAGAGACCCAGAAACTCCACACTTGGATCGATACATTTACTCGGATTCCATTTGGAATCCATAAGGAATTACCGGTGCGCCTAGGAACCACTCCTCCGAACGAAATGGCTGCGTTCATGAGTGATGCCCGCCAGAAGCTGGACAAGGTCGCCTACGGATTGGACGAAGCCAAGACCAAACTGATTGAGGTGTTGGGGCAGTGGGTGGCCAATCCGGATAGCGCAGGCTGTGCGATTGCACTCAAGGGCCCAATGGGCACCGGAAAGACCACGCTGATCAAGGACGGGCTCAGCGAGATTATTCAACGACCATTCGAGTTTATTGCATTGGGCGGCAGCAGCGACGGTGCAATGCTAGAGGGCCACAACTTCACCTACGTTGGCAGCACGTGGGGTGAAATGGTGTCGGTTCTCTTGCGTTCTGGCTGCATGAATCCAGTCATCTATTTTGATGAGCTGGACAAGATCAGCGAATCGCCCAAGGGACAGGAACTGGCAGGGATCCTGACGCACCTGACTGACGTGGCACAGAACGACACCTTCAAAGACCGCTATTTTGCCGGTGTGCCGCTGGACCTCAGCCGGGCGGTGTTCGTCTTCAGCTACAACGACGAATCCAAGATAAACCCGATTCTGTTGAACCGAATGTTCAAGATCGATGTCAAGGGCTACGACGCCCAAGAAAAGGCCAGGATTGCACTTGACTACATGCTTCCCGACTTGCTCAAGGAATATTCGTTCACCACAGACGACGTCCAATTTGATGAGAGTGGCATTGGCTACATCACCGAGGTCATTTCGGGAAGTGAAAAGGGAGTGCGAGATATGAAGCGTGGACTGACCACATGTCTAGCGAAACTGAATTTGCTGCGGCTGGGAATGCCGCTGGAACAGGTTGTTGGAAAGAACTCTCGGCTATGCAAGAGGGGGGAGTATGATGGAGCCGGTGGAAGGGAAGACGGACACGGCGCCAACGATGACGCCAAAGAAGTCGGCAACGGCTTCACATTTCCAGTGGTGGTGGACCGGGATTTGGCTTCCATGTTGGCCAAGCCGGCGGAACAGAAGTTCATGACGCTCTACTCGTGAGCCATTACGTGAGTCCCTAGACCATTGGCTGCGGCGGCATAGTTTGCGGGGTTGGTATCGGGTCCAGCAGGGTGCGATGGGGTGTGCGGTTCGGGTTCGGGAGCGTGCTTGCCTCTAAGGTTGGCTGCGATCTTGGTATTTGACTTGATGGCATCTTCCCGGCTTTTGGCCTGGGCAGCCGAAGACAGATGAGCCACGTGGGCCGGATCGGTGCCGGTGCTACTGTTTGCTGTCACTATGGTAGCAAAGAACTTGTCGCCTGTTTGTATCTGGTGAGTGGTGGTGCAAACGCTGGCGGCGTTGGTTGGTCCGCCTGGGCTGATCATCTCGGACACCTCCGAGTAGAACGCCATGCAGCGTTCCTTGGCGGTGCCGTTCATCGCCTTCTTGTTTTTGCGGAGCCGTTCAGCCAACAGCATTGCCTTGGGACGAATGAACACGGCAATGACCACACCGATCGCCACGACAAATACCAGTGTTAGCGCAGCGCCAGTCAGTACAATGATGACCAGCCACTTGGCAATGTTTTCGGCGAGCCGCACATCTTTCTGAGGACTCTTGGTTTTGGCATCCTTGGCCATAAGATCGGTCTGTTCTTGATCAACATTTTCCGGGCTTCACCTTCATCAACTCACTCTCCTCTCTAGCATCCTCCTCTCTTGCATCCCCTTGTTACCAACTGATCCCCAGATCCCGCGCCAGATCCGAAATAAGAGCAAGTGGGACGCCAACAGCAATGGTGATTCCAAGGGCAATTGCCGCGGGCACAAACTCAAAAGTAGCAAAAAGGATGGCGGCGGTGATGGCAAGTGCTGCCACTGCGGCATCGCCCGCCTGGATCGAACCACCGATGAACGACTTGACCGTCATGATTCCGCTCAGCAACAAAAATGTCATTGTGGTCAGCACACCTTCCAGCTGAGCGATGAGGGCCTTGAGACCCAGCGCTGAACGCACGGCAGGAGTCATTGCTCCCACCACCCGGCGGGTCATGTCAGATATTGCCCCTTCGATGCCGTCGCGAATCTGTGCAAACATCATCCGACCGGCCTGGATCGCGTCTCCGATGCCCGCAAACGACGCTGTCGTCAGATCCATTGCGTAGTTAAGGTCCGTCGTGACAGCCTTGGTCGCAGCCACCGCCTCCTCCTGCACACACCCTACAAAGCCTGGACCCTGGGCGTCGGGACAAATCTCCTGCGCCATCATTCCGGTGGCAGTGCACGGCATTTTCAGTGCGTGTTCACACCACTTTCTTCCAGCCAATGTAGCCACCACACTTGCTGAATAGAACCCCGAGGCGATCATCAGCACAAACCAGATGTTGGTGTGGATGAACCTCAGTGATTGTTGCCAGAGACTGTTAGGATCGTTGCCGATGTTTCCGCCAGTAGCCCAAAATGTAAGAGCGGTGTAAGCAAAGATGAGTGGCGCCATGATGCCTTCACGGGCGGTAGCGCTAGCTCCGACCGCACTCACTGGCACGCTGCTGGCGTGAGCCGCAGCATAGACAAAGAAGCCGGCGAGGGTCCCGACCAATGTTTCGTGTGTTCGGGCAGACACCATGTCCTACTTAGAGCACTTACTTCTCGCTGTCGACCTCAACCACTACGCCGGACCGCAGCCGATCAAGCACCTCCGCCCGCTTGAGCCGGGCAAGACCCTTGGTCTCGGGCTGAAGCACCTTGAGTCGTGCCTTGAGTTCAGGGAGCGTCATCTGTGCGAACTCATCGACTTCGTCCGCCTCCTCATCGGCAGACTTCACGGCAGTGTCATCCATCACAACGCCGACAGCCTCGGTTGTGTCAGCACCGACACCAGCCTCTTCTTCGCTAGCTACATTATCCTCGGTATCCGCCTCAGCATCGCCATCGGACTCGCCATCGGACTCGGTAGTTGACACTGCCCCCAATCCCAACCCATCCTCATCCTCCTCTTGCATACTGGGCGGCAACATCCCCGTCAGCGGTTCCAGCTCGGACACTACGAACCTCGTGTCGTGTTCGTCTTCCTCACCAGAACCCACAGGCGTTACAGTGAGGTACATCCCACCGGCTTCGTAATATCCAGGTTCTGAAAGAGTGGCGATCCCAGTTGTTTCGTTTCCCGAGAGATCGTACTCGGACATGTCGGTATCGATCAACGTTTCGATGAGTTCCTCTTCGTCGTTGTCTTCGACATCCTCGTCGAGGTTGTAGTATTCGGCCGGTTCTTCTTCGGTCGGCACAGGGGCAGCGGGGGGGGGAACAGGAGCACCTCCCCCTTGTGCGGCTCCGGCCCAAGCACCACTGGTGAGTGTTGGCGGCATACCGGCGAGCACTGTTTCGATGGCATCGATTTGCTCTTGGATATCGTTGAAGCCTCGGCGGACGTACATCAGGACCACGATGGCGATTCCGAGCACCAATGCTCCGATGAGAATGATGTTGCGATAACCCATCTGTTCTTTCTTATTCAGTGCTTATCGTTTGGTGTCTATGAACGTATGGTGGGGGCTTTCGGAGACTCTGTCCCCAGAACCCATCCAAGTCGCCGCCGCCCTCGCGCTATGCCCCGCTGCCTGAGTTAACCCCTATGGGTCGAGTTAACAGTTCTGGGGCAAAGCCGATCCGAACGAGCGTATCGTGCGCCCCCGACGACTCGGCCACCCCGGGCTCTGCCTCGTGCGTCGGCTTGCCACCATCATCAACTCCCATGGTCAAACTCTGGGTTAACTCCTCGCCTAGACGCGGTCCCAACGCATGCATGTGCGTCGTCACCATGAACCGAGTCTGTCCATTGCTCACCATGTTGTCGAGCACTCCCACCGCTACTTCCAGTGCTTCATTTGCATTCGTACCCGAGAACATTTCATCAAACACACACAGGTGAAAACCCTTTGGATTGGACCTGAGTTCGTTCACCAACTCAAGACACCGTCGTCCTTCGGCCTCGAATAGACTGTCTCGTTCATTGGTGTCGGGCACATTCATTTCGCACCGAATAGTTGATAGTGGTGGTAGCTGGGCCTTGATACATGGCGCCAACCCAAACTGATGTCCTAGGATGGCCGCAATGGCCAGCGACTTGGCAAACGTGGTCTTGCCCGAACCATTTCGTCCGGTCAACACCGCCGACCTCCGCAGATCCAATGTATTGGTGACGCAATGCTTACCCAGAGTCGGATGCCGCAGACCTCGGACAAAAGCGTTTTCGAAATTGGTGGTCGTGAGGCACACCCCCAATTCCTTATTTTTCCACCCTCTTGCAATTCCTTGGTACACCTCGCAGAGGCCGCCAATCCCGAGCAACCAATTCAGTGAGATGTGCATGTGTGGTGAGTGTTTGAGTTGATAAAACAGACGGAGTGCAAGAGGGATGGAAGTGGGTCGGAGTGAGCTGAGCGGAAGGTAGGGTTCTATTTGGCTGACGATCTGGCGAGCGGGGGCGGTGGCGAGGCCGACCCATTTCCAGTAAAACTTGAGCTGAGGAGTGTGAGTTGAGGCGGCCAGTTTGGAGAAGCGTTGAATGCAAGAGGATATGGCGTGAGTGGTAGTAGTGAGGGCCTGGAGGGCGGTGCCGACGGCGGAATAGTTGCGGATGAAATTGCGACAGCTGCGGATGTTTGCGTAGATGCTGAAGCAGTAGAGTCCGGCGGTCAGGACCACCTTAACTCGATTGTAGAGCGAGTAACTGCTGTCGAAGAGTTTGTTGATGTCGAGCAGCCATCTGAAGCGTTGGCTGAGCACACTGACAAAATTGGAAAAGCTGATCTGGCTGCCTTTGACAATGAGGACGATGTAGGCCAGCAGGGCACCGCAGATCGGACTAAGTAGGCTGATCAGCGGCGAACCCACGTTGTACATTACTAACATTGTGATGACAGCGGGAATCTCGTTGAGAAAGGCGACCCGGTCAAAGTCAAGAAAGCCGTACTTGGACCGGAAGCCAGTGTCTTCGTGGATGGATTCTACCTGAGTGTTGAGTGTGTTAAAAGCCTGGAGCTGTTCCGGCGTGAGCAGTGGACCGTTGCGAATAATGTCTTTGGCGATTCGCCGCTGGCCCTTGAGAAGGTTAGGATTGCGGCTGTGGGTTTTTGCAAGACGGGGAAAAAGGTTGTAAGTGGGCTGGATTGTCGGCTGGATCAGCGCTTCGTAGACGCTGGGGGCGCTGCATCGGCTTTCGGCGAGCTCCAGTTGTTCGGCGGTGTTGTGGTTGATTGGTCGGCAGTAAGGTTCCATCGGGTGTTCCCATGGCAGATGGAAGTTGAAGGCTGGATTGCTTAACATGGGGTCAATGACGGTCGCCATTCTTTTCTGGACTAATTTACAGACGTTCTTTTAGACGGTTATTAGACCGCAAAGTCGGTTGGCATCTCTATGATCTGTGTGTGGTAGTAACGCTCGATGTCCTGGAGTTTCTGACGTTCACGACGGGACATCATGTTGATGGCCACGCCCTTGCGACCGTATCGGCCTGACCTACCGATACGATGCAGATAGGTTGCAACGTTCGACGGAATGTCGAAGTTGATGACGTAGCTGACCTGCTGAACGTCGATGCCCCGGGCAAAGAGATCGGTGGTGATAAGAACTCGGATCTTGCCACCTCGTAGATCGTCACAGACCTGTTTTCGCTCTTCCGAGCTCATGTCTCCGTTGATCTTCATCACCGGGAACTCATCGCGGCGCATTGCGTCCTCCAGCATATCGCATCGCCGCTTGGTGTTGCAGTAGATGATGCACTGGCTCATGCTGATCGTCTCGAACAGATCCTTGAGCGTATCGAACTTCTGATCGTCTGTGTCCAGACCGACATAGTATTGGCGGATTCCTTCGAGTGTAAGCATCTCCTGCTTGACCAACAGTTGCACTGCATTGCGGAGGAACTTCTGAGTAAGGTCCTGTACCTCCTGCGGCAGGGTGGCTGAGTAGAGGCACACCTGCATGTCCTGCGGCAAATATTGGAAGAGGCTGTGCATTTGCTCCTTGAAGCCCTGCGACAGCATCTCATCGGCTTCGTCCACTACCAATACCTTGAGTGTGCGAGGGTCGAGGGCCTGCCGCTGAGTCACCAGATCGAGTACTCGGCCCAGGCAACCAACAACGATGTGCGGCGGTTTGTCGCTCTTGAGAGCGCTCACATTCTCTTGCACACGGGTTCCGCCGACGGCGAGTTCGGTCCGCACCTTCATGTTCCTGCCGATGGTGGTGATGACGGTGTTGATCTGGTCGGCCAACTCACGCGTGGGTGCCAGAACCAGCGCCTGGAGTTTGTCGTCTGCGGTGTCCACAAGCTGAAGCAAACCGACTGTGAATGCGCCGGTCTTGCCGGTGCCTGACTGTGCCTGAGCGAGCAGATCACGGCCGCATGTCATCGGGATGATGGCTCTCTTCTGGATAGCGCTTGGCTCCTCAAACCCATAGGCGTAGATGCCGCGCAGAAGTTCCATCTTGAGGTTGACATTTTCGTCATCCCATGATTCGAACGTCTCTTCGTCATGTCGGGTTGCCGGGGCGGACGCGGCGGCTGAGGCGGTGGCCCCGTCATGGGGAATCTCGTTGGTGCTCGCTTCACGATCAGTCATCGTGGGTATCTACCAGTTTTATCGAAACACGTCTAGTTCAATTTTGAATCCGAAATTGAACTAGGCACACTCTGTCAGGGATTGGATAGCCAGGGCAGCGATGTGCGACACAGCCCGACGGTACCCACTTTCCGAAGTGCACGCGTTCATCTGCAAGAACGCAAGCAAGATTGATAGCTGGCTGCCTGAGGCGGTTCAAAACAGTTTGCAAGAACTAGAAAAGGTAGTTTCGGATAATGTGGCGACCACGCAGCTGAACGTGTACGGCTCCCGCAATGGAGGGAGCAACTTGCGAGGCGGTGTCCGAGTTAACCGAGGACATCATGATAACGGCTGCTATCGAAGAGCGCCGCAATGGAAGAACGATAACTGGGACAACTTTCGCACCTTCAAGGCTACCAAGGTCATCTCCATCAAGACGCCAACAACAAAGTTCCGGACGCTGTTTAACAAACTGACCGAAGAAAAGCTGACAGATACGATCAGCCATGTATCCGAGCTATTGCAAGAGGTGTCGGATGAAGAGGAGTTGCGTGGCATGGCGAACGTGATCCTAGACTTTGCCAAGGCATCGTCTGGGAATGCGGATCTGTATGCCATGTTCTTGCGGGGGCTTCAGCTTGCGGGTGGCGACGGGCCACAAGAAACGTCAAAGGCCCGAATGCTTGCGATGGTGGCGATGGACAAGCTCCGGGCCAGTTGTGTGTCCAACAGCACCAATGTGGCGGAGCAAGAGGATGACAGCTATGATGCGATGTGTGCGGCGAATGTAACCAACGACAGCAACACCACTTATTTGAAGTTGGCCGTACTGTGCGAGAAGCATGGTGTGCTGACGGCGGGATCCACATCGTTGCTCCTGAAGCGGCTGGGAAAGAAGCTGACCAAGTTGGGGAAAAAGGCGGAGGACAAGGGCATGGCCGAGGTGCTGACGTCCCGGCTGGTGGCGGTGCTGGAGGCCACTGGTGCGAGGCCAATTCCGGAGGTGCGGGCGGCGATCGACACGGTGCTCGAGCATTGCGGAAAGCGATCCGAGTATCCGGGGCTGAAGAACAAGGTTAAGTTCACACTGATGGATTACCTGGATGCGCTTGATGCCTGAATGTGCTGTCTCTTCTCTCATAAGAGCAGCGATTCAGCCACATGACGGACCGCATACTGGCGAATTTGCAAGAGCGAAAGGCGGAAGCGGAGCAGAAGGTGCGGCAGTATCCGGCGGCGGTATGGAGGGGGGAGCAATTGGGGTCGAGTCTGCGGCCGTGCGCAGGATTGGTGGCGGGGGTTGCACCCGAGCTGCGGAAGAGTGCCAAGCGTCCCAGGGTGGGGTATAAGTATTTGAACACCATCAGCGGACGAACTGCGGAGCTCCGTTTTTGGATCTATCCAACCAACCCCCTTCCTCTTGCAGATCTTCACGAAAAGGCAAAATTGGCCTTTGTCTGGCTGGAGATGCTGTTGCCATGTGTGACCGGTATGGATGGTAGTCGCGGTATGGTCTGTGATTTTCTGATGCTGCCCGATCGGCGGTTTTTCCCGAACGGAGTTGACGAGTTAATAGCCCCAGACCACGTCAATGGCGGGCTGAGCTACATTGGCGAGGGACTGGCGCGGTTTTGTGTCTATCGGGAAGAAGAATGGTTCAAGGTATTTGTGCACGAGACGTTTCACGCATTTGGGGTGTACGGTCAGTTGCCAGGATGGGAGGTAGTTAAGGAGTTGACTGGGCTGCGGTTTCCAGAAAAGCTAGAACTGAGCGAGGTCTATGCCGAGGCATGGGCCCGGATCGTTCTGACGGTGTTTGCAAGAGGAGGGAAGGGGATGAGTGGGTTGTCGGGGCGATTGGATCGGGAGGCGGAGCATGGGTGGCGACAGTGTCAGCGGGCACTGCCGCACGTGGCGATGGGAGTTGAGGACGGTTGGGGGCAGTTAACTCCGGCGCTAGAGTATTATTGTCTCACGGGAACGTTGATGGTGGAGTGGCGATCGTTTTTGGTTTGGTGTGTTCGGCACAATCGAGAGTGTAAGAGCGGAGTGGGATTTGAGTTGAGAGACCCAGGGCTGTGGTTGGAGTGGCTGGGCGAGGTCGTTAACTCGGGGCTGGTCTATCAACGGAAGATGAGGGGGTCAACTCTTGGGATGGGTGGTCGGTCGGCGCGGATGAGTCATCACGAGCCATCGATGCCTCAAAATTGAAGTGTGAAACGTGACAATATCGATGCCAATAAGATCTACAACAATGGGTGTGCGAGGTCTGATCGGAGTGCTTGATCGCACTTGCGGCGACACCGCAAAGCGTGTGGTCACGGGGGAGAAACTGCTCGAGCTCCGCAATGCGGTAGTGACAAAAGACACGAAGAGCCGTTCGGTCCTAGTCGTTGACGCCATGAACCTGCTCTTCCATCTGGCGGGTTTGGAGAACGGACCAGGGGTGGTAGAAGGTCTCAACGCCTTCTGCACCCTCTTGCAGATACACGAACTACGTGCGGTGTGCGTCTTTGACAGCAACAAGATGTCAAAACAGCGCAAGACATTGGCGAACGACCGACGAAAGCAACGAGACGAGGCGGTGAAGGAACTGGAGAAGATCAAGGAACAGCACGGCGTAGAGGTCCCGCACTACGTGAAGCGCAAGCATGCGGTGCTGCGTTCGCGGACGATCCACGTGGGGGCCAAGGAGGTGCGGGCGGCGTGGGACCAGCTAAGCAAGAGCGGGGTTTGCACGGTGCTGATGGCGCCGGACGAGGCGGATTCGGTCTGTGTGGATATGGTTCAGCGTGGGACGGCGTTTGCTTGTCTGAGCAACGATTCAGACATGTTTATCCGTGGCTGTCCGCAGGTGCTGCGGCAGTTTGACCCGGTGAAGGGTCGTTTCGAGTTGTGGGACACGGCAGCCATATACGCGACAATCGGGATCACGCCCGAGCGTTTCGTGGCGGTGTGCGAAGAGGCCACCAAGGGCAAATACACACACAATGAGTTGTACGAGGTGATGTTGTGTGGGTCGGCGCAGTCGGAGAAGATTAAGCGGGGGGTGCGGTTGCTCGAGGGCGGCGACAGGTTGGAGCTGACGTGGCGACGAGGTGTCAAGGTGGTATCCTGAGTTTAGAGAGGGGTGGAACAGCAAAGACAGGTAGGCTAATGTAAATCAATTTTTCTCATTGAAAATAGCAGATCGGATGGCGTCGAAGACGAAGCGCAGTGCTCGATTTGGTTTGGACAATGTGTTGAATGCGGATGCTCTGATTTCTTTGCGGACGGCGCAAATGATGTTGGACACGGCGTCGTCGCCGCTAAAGCATGCGTTGGTAAACATTCAGCAAGCATGGCGGGAAACAGAAAAGAGACCAGTGGCGGATGCGTTGGATTCGTTGATCCGTAAGCTGACCCGTTCGGTGGATCGTGAAGAATACGTGCGTCAGCATCTAGGAGAGATGGTCAAGGGCGTGTCGGCCAAGGATTTGGTTCGGCATCGGATTGGGGAAAAGGCCAAATGAACGCAGAGCGGCTTTTTTTGTTGATCAATATTAAGATGCGTGGACACATGACTCGCCGAGTCAACAAAGGCAAGAAACGTTCGGGCACCAAGCGTCATCAGCGTGGTGGAGCCGTTCCAAGGCAGGTTATTTCGAAACTTTTTGTTGCTGCTCGAAAGCTTGAACAAAAGGCAGCGCGCATGGTCAAGGCAGTTAATGATAAGGAGCCATTGGCTACAGAAGACGCTATTGCTGTCAGTTCAGGCATTGTTAGTCTGATCAACAACCACATCTTGCCACTGATGAAGGTCAGTAATGTGCCGATTGGATATCGGTACCAAGAAGGTGTTGATAAGGTTCGCAAGTAATTATCGACAGAACACCACTAGATATCTTATAGATATCTTAGTGAATGCAAGAGGGGATAGGGTGGATAGGTGTTGTGAGCTGAGGCTCATGGTTGTGGGGACACAGCCATGAACTCTATGAGTCAATTGCTAATTTGTGTAAAAATGCTAATGTGATATCATATGGAGTTGTTCGAAGGCAACTGAGTGGAGCTTGAGACCAGGGGGGTCGAAGGAGGACGACACGTCCCTTTCATATGGAGCTGCCCGGCATCGATCCAGGTACCTCCAGCATGCTAAGCGGGCGCTCTACCATTTGAGCTACAGCCCCCCCTGCAAGTTGCTCTGCGGGCGACATCCAACTGCCTTCCCAGGACAGGACCCAAGCCTGATCACCATTATATTGGTTCATTTGCGTTCAGTTCGGTCGGTCGACAACTCACGCCGACGCCTGCGCCTTCACAAAGTGAGGGCTGAGGTACGTCTGGAGGTTGAAGTAAGTGAGATCCGTTCCCTTCGGGACGTTGAGAAGCGCCGAGAGCTTCTTGTCTGGGATGATCTTGCGCCCGTTGTCCTTGTCCTGGAGGCTGTGCGCCCGGACGTAGGCAGTGATCTCCTTGGTCACGTCGGTGCGGGCCATCTCGGTGCCGGCCGGCTTGCCAATGAAGGTCGCCAGCTCGGGAGTGATCGGCGTCGGCTTGGTGAAGCCACTCGGCTTGCGCGGACCTGACGAGGTCTTCTTCTTAGCCTGGAGCTTCGATAGGCGCTTATGCTCCTTGGCGTTCTTCTTCGAGTAGTCCTTGAGCTTGTTGATGGCCACACTAAGGGAAGCCTTGAGGGTGGTCACCTCGGCGATCAGAGATTCGAGGTCATCGGTGGCGCACCAGCCCTCAACCTCTGGATCCGCTACCGGATCAGCCACCGGATCAGCCACCGGATCCGCCACCGGATCCGCCACCGCCGGAGCGGCAGCAGCCTTGGTCGTCTTGGGGGTGGAGGCCTTGGTGGCCTTGGCCTTCGAGGCAGTCGTCGCAGTCTTCGGTCCCTTGCCAGCCGGCATCTCTTGACCTTCTCGGGAGGGTTATTTCTAAGTCCTTTGACGCAACGGCACATGTCAATTTAGTGTGGATGTGTCCCGCCGAAGCTCACAAAATTCACGAAAGACGACCTGCCTGGTAAAGCCAAGGCAACGCTTCGGCGGCCTCTGGCGAGACCAATGTTAGAGCGATCAGCAAATAGTTGGCGCCCAACATTTTTGAATCACGATCCACACCACGATACACCATCCGCTCCGCCTGATTAAGCGCCCGGTGCCGGATCTCGGCATTCGAGAGTGTCCGTGACGGAATTGGGACGGGGAAGTCGCCTGCCACCCGAGCCTTGATGTCCTGCGAAAGTTGTGCACGGTACCCCCAGATATCCGACAACTCTACACACAACCGCCGCCAACCCTCTGTTCCCAAATCAAAGAACCAACTAGGATTGGTGATGTGCCCTAGGCTGTCCAGCTGCGAACAGAGACCGATGATCCGCAACCGAAACATATTCGCCGCCACCGCCTCGGGATTGATCACCACCGCTGGTTGTATGTCCGTTACACTCCCGCCCGCCACCGAGCCGGCCTTAACACCACCCCGCCCCAACAATCCCTTCAGCCTCCCCTCCTCTTGCAGACGTTCCAAATCGCCTTGGGCAAAGGGAACGTTGGTGTACGGATCGTATGGCGTCTTCTCACGTTCCCGTTGGGTTCGCAACAGTTTGCGTAACACGTCCACGTCGTAGACCGTGGGCATCCCACCCGCATTGGATATCACATAGAGCCGATCAAGTGGAATTCCTGACACGGGTTCTAGAGTTTCCAACTCTTCGTCGTTAGTCGTATTATTGGGTCTGGCTGGAGTTAACAGCCCCTTGGTTCGGAGATAGCGACGAAAGAGGTGGCCACGGTAGACGGCTTGGATCCGGGTGGCGTGCCACGAACGCACCAGATGAGCGTGCAGTCGCTGTCGGAGCACCCCCTTGTTGCCGGTGCGTCGCAGCTTGTACTCGGAAGCAAACTGCTTGAGTTGAGCGATGTTGTAGTTAAGATTAGTGGAAAGCCCGATCTTGGATGGGTGCAGTGGTTCGAGTTCCTCGGGTCGGGGTCTTTGGGCTCGGGGTGCTAGAGGAGGAGGATGAGGGGTGTTTGTGAGCCAATTTTTGTAGTCCGCAAGCCCGTCTTGTGCTGTGGGGAGTGTGGAAGTTACGGGAGATACAGAGGGGGTGGATGTTGGGGTGGTGGTGGTGCCAGTGGCCGAGTTAACAGCATTGGACTGAGTTAAGGGATCCTGGATGGGTGTATTGCCATCGAGGACCATGCTGTCGTCTAGATGGAAGGCGACGGGACCCGCTCCTAGCCACGCCAACGGGCTGATTTGAGATGGAGTGTTGGGGTGCATGTTGGAGGGCAGGGGATTGCTGAGGTGCATGGCAAAGGGGATGTTGTAGAGATACGACGAATCAACCGGTGTCGATGCTGTTTCGGGTGCTGGTGGACTGCTGTCGCTGGGAGAGAGGGGAGGGAGCGGAGACACCAAATCAGTGGCCATGAGTGCTTGTAGTGCTATCTTGGCGACTGACTAAGTTTGTTAACTCGGCTCGGCACACTTTACTTTCGGTGCTTACGCGTTCCCTTCTTGCCGTGGCGGCGGGTCTTCTTGGACGGCTTGATCCGGATGTAGCCGAACTTGCCCTTCTTGGCGCTGTAGCCGGCCTTTTCGAGGTGCTTCTGCTTCTTGGCGAGAGAGTGGCGGGCCTTGGATACGATCCGGCCGTGCTTGTTGTACATCCAGCCGGCCTTGGTCACGCCGCCCGAGGTCATCTCGGCGGTGCCGTGCATCACCTGCGCCGGGCTGCCATACTTGATCTCAAAGTTCTTGGTGTGCCGCCGGTTGCGGTGGGTCTTGTTGGACTTGCTGCCCTTTTGCGAGTGCCTGCGCGTTGACGCCATTAACTCTGTGGGAGAAAAGAACCTAGAGATGACCGAGAACTGCGGAGGGTCGAAGTTGAATTTTGGACCATAAATTGATCTAGAAACATCCCCCGAGAGACCATTACAATCGGACTAGCATGCCGGCCTCCGTCGCTGACCTCATCACTCGCTTGAAGCACTTCAACCCAGAGGAGATCACCTTCGGGTCTGTCAAGACCAACAAGCAGGGCGGGAAGTCGATCCCGATTTACTACAAGGGCGAGAAGCCCGTGATTCAGTTCCCCAAGACCAATACCTACGGGCTTGTGGGACAGGCTCCGATGGACAAGCCGAACGACCCCAAGAAGTACTCGGTCAATCTTCGTCTCAACCGGGACTCTGACTTTCGTAAGACCATGACAGCGTTCGAGAACCAGGTGGTCAAGTGGATTACGGCGCACGGCGGCGAGTGCCTCGGCCAGGCCGATCAACCAGAGGCCGTCATCCGGGCTCTGTTCTACCCCGTGATCAAGTACCCGAAGGACAAGGATACCGGCAAGGTCTTGACCGACCGTGATCCGACCATGAAGCTCAAGGTGGGTTACTGGGAGGGCGTGTGGAAGGTGGAGCTCTTCGATATCGACGGCAATCAGATCTTCTACCCTGGGATGACCGCACCGGAGGATCCCGAGGATCCCGAGTCAGAAGACGTCCCGGTGGATCCGACCGACCCCGAGTTGGCCCCGTCGGGCACTGAGATGGTTGGGTTGATGCAGTGCAACGGAATCTGGGTTGCTGGTGGTCGCTGCGGCGTCACTTGGCAGTTGGTCCAGGCGCAGACCAAGCAGCCGGTGCGGATCAAGGGCTACTCCATCCAGCCCGACAGTGACGATGAGGATGCTGAGGGCGAGGGTGAGGGTAAGGGTTCGGATGCCGGTGCAGCCTCGGGCAATGCGGCTGCTGTTCCCGACAGCGACGGCGCCGAGGGCGAGGGTGAGGGTGAGGGCGACGGTGAGCCAGAGGCTGAGGCTGAGCCGACTCCCAAGAAGATGAAGCGGACTCGCAAGAAGGCTGGGGCGACCGCCTAAGGACGACACTGACGACGTAGCAAGAGGGGGCAATGTCAGCAATGGCGGACGCAGACGCAGCGGACACGAACAACGAGAATGATGCAACTATTTTCTATTCACCCCTCTAGCATTCTCATCGGGCCTGGATCGCCAGGAATACCAGAAAGCGCTCCCAATGAAGATGAAGCCGATAACCATTTTCTAGTCCCGACATTAGCATTTTAATCGCCTCACAGAGAACCGGGGTTGGCACTGCGCCCCGCGCCTCTAGCTTCGAGAGGATCATCATGGACAGCGTTCCGCTGTCGTGCTGATCTCTAATCAACTCGGACGCATGTTTCCGCAACCCCGGCACACTCCGCCCCCCCGATGCCGTCAGCAACGCCACCGTCGCATCGGTAAGCGTATCCGCCTTTTTGTCGTGACTGGTTAGCATTCGGTACCCTCCGTCCACCGCTCGTTGCCGCCTCACTCCCGTCATCACCGGTAACACCAACAACGACACCTCCCACGCCGACGCCATCTGACACGCCGCCGTCGGTCGCTCCGTCAGTATGACCACGTGTTTCAGGTGCTCGGCCGCACAATTCAGCGCCGTCATCACGCATTCCCGTCTCGCTGTTTGATGATTGCGAAACACCAACACTGGCGGCATAGAACCCCGTGACTGATGCCGCAACGCCTCTGACGCTCCCATGGTCGTTGTCGTTGCGCTTTTCCGATGCGCTCCCGCAAACATACCAAAATCTATCTCCGCCATTCCTCGACGAATGTTAAAGTCGTATGTGCCGGTGGTGTCCGAAGCCAGTGCCGTGGCCCGGCGGGGTGCCGGTCGAGCACCGTCACCACAAATTCCCGCCAACACGTGCTGCCGCTTCCCCGCACCCGACGGCCCACCCACCACCAACACCTTCATCCCCTCTTGCATTGGCGCCGTCAGCCACCGGCGGATCGCCTCTACCACCTTGTCGTCCATTGCCGCTCTGGACAATCGCACCTCCCGAACCCCTGCCGATGGAGCTACCATTTATGGTATCTATTCGTACTACCAGCCTTGCGATCTAACCCTTATTCTCTTAACTCATCCACCCCACTCAAGGACTTACACTCATATCTCCCTTCAAATCAGCCACACCCTAATGCTCCTCGGCGTACTCCCGATCGATACTGCCTTTCGTGCCCGAATCTTATTGGGAACATCCTCCAACAGCTATCAAGCGGTCGGATGCAAGTTCTCCAAGCTATTTGCCTCCTTTCCCTCTTGCACACTCTCTGGAATCGTGGTTGAGGTCAGTCCCGAACTGACACCAAAACTTGTAGATCTTGAACATCATTTGCTTTCCATTGTGTCGCGGTTCAGACGACAAGACAAAATTGCCAGCTACATTATTGCCAAGCAAATTGAGAGTTATGCAAGAGGGGGGAATGGGGTGCCAGGTTGGGCGGCATCGCACGTGTTGGTGCGGATCGTGGGTGTCTGGGACACTGATGACGAATACGGATTGGTGTGCAAGATCATCTCGGCGGCGTCGATTGCCGAACCCGTAGCCTCAGTCAGCGGTAGTCTGGCGGCAGGCCAGGCAGATGCTGCGAACCCCTTGCCACGGCAGTCCGAAGGCGAGACCAAAGAAAATGATCATCAGTGTGCCGAGCGCAAGTCCACGCCCTTCGGCAATGAGTACCTGGAGCAGCATATTGAGCCGCCGGCGGATAGCCTCACGACGGGTGGTGTCGGTGGGCATGGTTACAGCAAAGGCTGTACGTACACCTCTACCTACATTGCTAACGCTACCAACTAGACCCGTTAAAGTGTCTATGATCGTCTGCGGCAACGGAAGAATCATGAACAAATAAACCATAACTGCCATCGTCAGACCCGCCGTAATCCGCACCATCCCCTTGGCCACACTCTTACATCGGGCTTTGTTCGTCGCATCACACTCCTTTTTGCCTCGGTCGCACTCGGCCATTTGTGGCACCAGGGCCGGGCACGCCTTGGTCAGCGCCAGCAACCAAATAATGATGCCGGCAATCATAACAATCAATAAAAACTGAAGCAAACCGGTAGCCCAGATAATGTGAGTGTTTGCACCTGCGGTCATTGGCAACATCCCACCAAACATTAGCAATGAACCCAGAAGCGCTACGCTCATGCTGCCGACCAGTTCCGAACAATTGCCGGCCTGCGCCTGATTAGATGCGACGATGGATCCACCTACGACCATCGCCGCCCCCAAACCACCCGTCAGACGAACCGCTGAGATGACGTCATCCGGCGTGGGCACCGGACGTGCCGCTCCCGCTCCGGCCCCCACAACGACCGGATCTGCTACTGTTGCCGCTGCTGCCATTTAGATTCCTACTCACAACTGCGAATTTATCCACCGCTTCAGCGACTCCACATCCCCCGTATCCAAATCAATCTCACACTTTTTCAGATTTACAAAGGCTGGCTTCTCATTGCTGTTCGCCTTCCGTACCATCGCATATTTGCCTCCCTTCTTACCCGGACGAATGCTGATTCCATCGCCCAAATCTCGCACCTGCGCCTGTGTTGCCAAATGCTCCTTGACCATCGCCACCGCCGAACCACCATTGGGCATTTTTCGTCCCTTGATCTTCACGTTCATCCCATTCCACGTCAGATACGGACCGTACCGACCGTGCTTCAGATGAATCGGTTCGTCCTCCACGGTAGCAAGAGGGGGGATGGCGGGTGAATTGGCGGCTGCGCCGCTCACAGGACCCATATTATCACCTCTCATTGTCGCTACTGCAACTGCCTTGCGCTCTCCTGCCACCAACTGCTTACCAGCTGCGGCCATCTCGTTAACTCGGTTCCAATACTCCGTGGCCACGGTCAGCCACGCTCGTTCCCCCTTGGCTATCCCGTCCAAAGACGCCTCCATCGCCGCCGTGGCTTTCACATCGATCAACTCGCTAAAGACCCGCTTACACGTGGCATTGACTCTCTCCCCCAATGGTGTTGGAGCTAGTCGAGCCTTGGCTCCACCGTATTCCAGCGGCTTGGCGATCCATTCGGTCGGCTTCCCCTTGCCCTTCTTAACTCCTTCCTTGGCATCCAACACCTTGGCCGGCACATCCTGCACCACCGCATACCGCCGATCAAACAGCTTGTTCACGATCGAGGCATAGGTTGATGGACGACCCACCCCCACCGTCTCCAACGTCTTGACCAATCCCGCTTCTGTCAGTGGGGCACAGATACCCGTAACGATCGGCGCTGCACACGTTCGTTCCGGATCTACTCGTTGCGAGGTCTTTAACTCGGCCGGGGCGATCAGCTCACTGAGTTGACGGATCTGCTCATGAGTTGACACTACCACTCCACCCCCTACCTCTTTCGTCCACCCCGGAAAAACCATCCGGGTCACACTCGCCATGGCATGCAACTTGCGCTTCTCGGGATCTCCCTTTCTTGTGGTTGTTAACTCCCGTGAGAGGTCCTCAACTCGACACGGCACCATTCCACTTGCCACCGTCCGCTGCCGAATGAACTTGTACAATCGTCGCTCATCCCCCGTCTTGCCCAATCCCTGCTTTGCTGGATCGATGGCCCTGACCGCCTCGTGCGCTCCTTTGCCCACGATCCGTGGATGGCCCACGTATTCCGCCCCATGCGTCTGCCGAATGTGCTCCCCCAAATCCGTCACGAACGGAGCACAGTATCCATTGCTATCGGTGCGATGGTAGGTGATGGCACCCGCTTCATACAGTTTTTGCGCCGCAGCCATGCACCGCTTGGTCGGCAACCCACACTGCTGCTGCATCCGGGCCGTCGTCAGCGGCTGCGGCGCCGAGACCGACCGGCTCTTGGTTATCAGTGGACTTAACTTGGTATCGTGTTCTTGCCAAGTCGTCAGTTGCCACTCGATCTCCTCCTCGTCAGCCGTGCGATGCTTGGTGTCCCCACGAAATGCTAGAGGGAAGTTGGGAAGATAGGTGTCGGTAGTCCACACCATGTTTTCTTCAGCCGACATGGCGTGCTCGTGATGGTCGCACACAAGGGTGAGTGCTGGTGTCTGACAGCGACCTGCCGAGAGACTGCTGGTGCCACCAATTGCCTTCCAGAGGAGAGGTGAGGCTGTGTAGCCGAGGGCCAAGTCGATCGCCTGCCGACACATCTGGGCGTCCACCAGGTCCATGTCGAGGGTGCCTGGGTTGGCCACCGCCGCTTGCAATGCGTTCTTTTCGATGGCGTTGAACCGGAGCCGGGGCATCTTGGTGGGGTCAACTCCTGCCAGCCGGCACACGTGAAATCCGATTGCTTCGCCTTCCCGGTCATCGTCTGTTCCGATGTACACTTTACGCGTCTTTTCCTCTCGCATCAGCTTCTTGAGCTCTCTGACAAAAGTGTGGTTAGTGGTCTTGTAGCGAATGTGCCCTTCCGTGCGGAGTTCTCCTAGGCCCTTGAGTCCGTCGTCAATGACACAGATGTGGCCCTTGGTGGCCATGACTCGCCATTGGCTCTTGCCCAATAGCGACTCGATCTTGGGTGCCTTGGACGGCGACTCCACCACCATTATCTTGCGCCCACTCTCTCCCCCTTTTGCATTGGATGCTTTCGCTGCTGGCATTCCTGCTCTGCCCTTAGTTAACTCCATCGCTTCAATCAGTTTACTGCCAAGTTATTGAAGACGCTCACTCGTTCTCGGGATGCCGCTCGGCCCATTGTGTGTAAGAGAACTTCTTGGGACCCTTCTGCTTCTTTCGCCGCTTCTTCTCCGCCTCCTCTAACTTTCTCAATTCATCCCGCCGCAACACGCTGTCAATGTGTATCTTCTTCAGAATCGTGCCCACCTGGAACGATGCCTCGTGCTGGTTTAACTCGCCGCTCTCGATCTGTCCCAGAATATCAGCGAACCGCAGCACAATTTTCACATCCACCTCTTGCTTTATCAGCTTGAAGAGGATGTCTGGAAAGTGTTCGTACATGTACGAACAGCGAGACAACACCATTCTGCGAAACACCTCCGGTGTGACCCGGGGATATTCGTGCCGAAGCTGCTCCAATCGCTCCAGATCACCCCGGATCTTGGGACTGTTTTGCAGTTTGCGTATTTCTTCGGTGGCATCGGACACGTCCTCATCTCGCATCAGACTGTCCAAATGCTGTCGCATCGTCTTTTCGATATCCTTAGGCGAACTCATTCCTACGCCACCACAACAAACTTTCAAACCTTTTCAACCGCAACATTAGAATGGCAACCGCTCCTCCTACTATCAAAGCAGTTTCGGCTTCTCAGGCCTCTGCAGGTGCCCAGAAGGCATCGGAACATTACAACCAGATGATTGCATATCGCAAGGGCACCAGTTTTGGTCAGCCTGCGCCACCACCACCCAAGCCTCAGGCTGCCAAGAGCCTGGTCCACGGCGCCACCAAACTGTCCCAAGACCAAGCCGAATGGAATGAAATCTGCAATCTCTTTGGTTGGAAAGGGACCGGTGGCAAGGCCCGGAAGACCCGGCGGGGGCGAAAGACCCGGCGGGGGCGAAAGGGTTGCTACAGAGGTGGGAAGGCTATTCGCAAGACTCCGAAGAGGGCTGCCAAGCATCGAACCCACAGCCGTTCGACTCGGCGTGCGAAGAATTAGCAATTGACAAAGTAGCACACCCCACATGTCCAACTCTTCCCCCGTCGCCGCCCACACCGCCAACCCCATCACCTCCTCCCCTCTTACAAACCCTGGAGACACCCCCTGCAACACTGTATTTTCCCCCGCCACCTACAATCTGCTGCTGGCACTAATTGTGCCGCTCGGGTTAACGCTGGTCGTCATGAGCTACGTCGGCAAGAGCGTCTGCCAAGATTACGCCGTACAACTTGGACCCCACTCCACCACCGGAGCCTTTCTGGGCCAAATGTGCGGCGCACCTGGCAACGGCAACATGATTCCGGGCATCCAGAGCGCCACCCTCACCGCCGTCCCAAAGGCCACCGAAGACCTTCATCACATCAACGCTGTTAACACCGCCATGGCTGGGGCGCTCAACTCCTCCATGCAAGATGCGCGGGTGATGTTCAACCAAACACGCAATGCCTTCTCGGACACCATTGGTGATCTCTATGCCGTCATCATGAACATTGTGATTCAGTTGGTGCGAATGGGACTTAAGACACGCGACATTGCCGGCAAGATGGGCGGTGCCACCGCCGCCCTGGCCAACGCCACCCAGGGTGCTCAGCTAACCGGCGAAAGCGTCATCAATGGCCCGATTGTCGGTGTCATGAAGACCCTCGCCTCCGCCTAATCCTAATGATGGCACATCTAGGCCCGAACGAACGTGCCCAATAGGGAGTTGACATTTGCCCACGCAAAAGCAAAAAGGCACATGCGAATGATGTCTTTCGATATCGGCATCAAAACTCTCTCGTTCGCCGTGTTCGATACAACAGCCTCTGATCCACTTGTTGACTGGAAAATTTTCAACATGTGCGAGCGTAAGCTTATTAAATGCTGCCACGGCGGATGCGAGTCCCCCGTCAAGTACGAACTAGGCAACAAATTGTACTGCAAACGGCACGCCAAACAAGTCCCCGATGGCATCATGCCCACCACTCGCCTCTCGCCAACTCAGCTGTCCAAAATGAGTGTGGACGAAGTCCTGGGGATCGCCCAACTATTAGGCTGCGCACCCACTGATCGCAACACAAAAAAGGCCGCTATCGTCGCCATCCGAGCACACTACGACCAGCACACCCTCCTTAACTACGAAGCTCCCAAGGCGTCTGATGTCGATATGGTGACTATCGCTCAAACCATCCAACGAGATCTTCGGTCCATGCTCCCCAGCTCACTTGAAGGCTACACCGCCCTCATCGAAAACCAATTGGGTCCCACCGCCGTGCGAATGCGCTGCATCCAAGCCATGCTCACCATGCACCTCTTGCACGAAGGCTGCACCGACATCCAGTACATCTCCCCCCGTCGAAAACTCGAAGGAATGGAGGTGGATACCAGCACCTATGGTGCCCGCAAAAGGGCCGCCAGGGACGCCGTACCGAGCGCTCTACAAGAAATGCGTTGCGACAAACGATGGCTTGGCTACTTCAATGGACACAAGAAACAGGATGATCTTGCGGATGCGTTTCTCCAGGGTCGTTGGTACCTGAAAAAAAACTGTCCCGAGCTGCGTCTGACATAGACATAAGATTTGCGTTTGAGACAGGAGTAGTATGAGCCTACCAACCCTGAAATTGGAGGTCGAGGAATTGGGTGGGCCAAGTGCCGGAGACGGAGGCGGAGCTTTGCGACCACCCTCAACTCATGGACCACGGTCTTCAACTCCCATGATGGGCATGGATCTCCTGATGAAGGGCTCCACTGCCGACCCGTCGTCCAATAAGGAATCCGTGGACGAACTCGCCGCTTCGCTGAACCAATTTGTGCAAGAGGTGGATGGGGGGCGGAAAGGTGGTGGTTTGGCCCCAGGAACGATGAAGATCGAGTCTCTAGGTGGTGCAGGAGCACCGCCCCCTGCACCTCGCTCCGATCAGCGGCGGACTGTGCGAATCGATACTGGTCCATCACAGCCTTCATCCAATGACATGCGGGCGTCCCAGCCAGCACCCCGGCCCACTGTCGGACAAGTCACTGCAGCCGCCGTCGCTCATGAACAAAAAGATTCATCGTGGGATGGATTTCGATCGTTTTCGGGTGGTCGTGGAACTGCAGCTGCTGGATCCGCTCCCACTCCAAAGCGAAAACTGACCGAGGCTGAAATCACTTCCGAGAAGTTCAAGTGTCTCCGCTTCTTTGAAAACTGCGAACGCAAGGGCATCCCAGTGTCGAAGAAGTACGACATGAAGTCGTCGCTCGAAGAGATGCAGGCCGAGGAGGGGTTCATCAAGGCCGATATCCGAAAGAAGCAAAGCATTCAGTTTCAGGGCAAGATGGTCATGGCCGCCGTGACCGGGCTCGAGTTTCTTAACTCCAAGTTCGATCCTTTTGATGTGGATCTCGATGGATGGGGTGAGAACATCAGCGAAAACAAAGAAGAATACGAAGATGTATTTTCCGAACTACACGAAAAGTACAAAGACAAGGCGTCGATCGCTCCGGAGGTCAAGCTGATGTTCCTGCTCGCGGGCAGCGCCACGATGGTACACATGTCAAACCGGATGTTCAAGCCACAGCTGCCGGGTATGGATGATCTGGTGCAGCACAATCCCGATCTTGCGAACCGTATTGCTGGGGCTGCTGCCGAGGGATTGGTCTCGGGTAGCGCCGCTCAGCACCAACCTTCCTCTGGCATCCCGACCCCAGGGCCTCACCGGGCGATGCCGCCTCCTGGCACCGTACAAGCTCCGCCACGGGCCGAAATGAAAGGCCCTGACAACTTTGAAGATATCATGTCCCGAGTGAAACGAAAGAATGCCGATGCTGCTGTGAACATGCCGCCACCGCCACAAATTACTACGCCCAGCCAGACCCGGAGCGTCACCCTAAAGCCGACTGTACTCGAAGGATTGCAAAAGGCGGAGCGAACTCCAGTTGGTGCAAGAGAGGGAGTTAACAATGTAAACAACTATGGACGAAAGCGCAAGGCCGGTGCTGACAATGTGCTAAAACTGGATATCTAATCGGAGGGAGCAGAAGCTACGTTTGTCCCAAATTGCCGACTAAGTATCTGGTACTGGATCACTTTAATCAGTTCAGTGAGAGCATCCATTTTCACACTGAGCTGGTCCACCCTGGCTACCACGTCTTGCAGCCGATCACCAAATTCTTCGATATGCAATCGGGTGGCTGGTTGATGGCGGAGGGCCTTGGAAAACGGGATTGGGTGGTCGGCCATTGTTTCCCAGGGTGTGTCTGGTTGCCTGTTTCTTTATTCAATGACATCAATTTAATGTCCCAGCCGCCGCTTCCCCGCTGCCGCCACCCAATAGATCGTTGTCACAATGATAATGTCATAGACCACTGCACTCCAGCCGGCCGAGTGGAACCAACGCGAAAAGTAAGAGGATGAGCGGGGATTGGAAAGGAACCAGGCAGCAAAGGCGCTGGAGATGGCCGCCGACGCCACCGCAATTCCCGTCACTTGTCCCGCCATGGAACCGGCAATCCCGAGCACCCACGCAAGCACCATTCCGGCCCAGATGTACCCCGCAATCAGGAAGACATCGAGTAGATTGCTCTTCCAAAAATGGGTGTAGTAATATTCGTAAACTAGTTTTGGTGAACCTGACAAATAGGCCGGCAAGTTAAGACCATAGACTACCACCGCTGTCGTCAACACGAATGAAACAAGATAGGCACTCCAGCGTCCTAACCACTCCCCCGCTCCCACTCCATTACCTAGTTCGCTCACCATTCTTTCCTTCTTGTTATTGGAGGCGATATTTTGACCCACAATGACAATGGGAAATATCTGCGGCACTGCGTGCTTTGTGGCGGTGGTCTTTGCACTCTCAACTCTCCTCTTCCCCCTCTTGCTTAACCGAGGCATCGTCGGCGGCTATCGGTCTAGGCTGCCTCCCGCAGCCCAGGTGGCTCTCAAGGCTGCCACCAAAGAACGGGCCACTCTCGCCTTCCAGGGACTGATGCTCGGGATGGTCATCGGCGCCGCAGCGGTCCTGCTCTCGGGCAAGATGGGAAAGACGACGGGTGTGTGTGTACTCGCTTCGGTTGCGTTTGTGGTTCAGTTCCTCTACTACATGCTGTCGCCCAAGTCGGTGTGGGTAGTTAAGTATCTCCGGAGCACTGAGCAACGCAAAGATTGGCTGCGGGTCTACCGCGAGTACCAAAAGGCATACTACGGCTCGATCGCCATCGGCGTGGTCGGCGCAGGCTTGCTCGGCTACGGCCTCTGTTAAGTCACCCCCCCATCGAGTTAACTCACTGGAGTTTGCGATGCTTCCGCTTCACCAACCGCCGCGTCTTCCCTTTCCTCTTGCATCCTTCCCTGATAATGTGCCAGTCCACCTTGGCTGATGGTCCGCCTACTAGCGCGCTCCCAAGTCGGGCCCGAGCCCAACTAGCCGCTGTCTGGTTTGGGCGGCTGCCCGACGAATAGTATGCCCCTTTACCCTTGTCGATGATTCTCTCCATCGCTGCGACCGAACAGCTGCTGGCCCGGGCCAACTGCTTGCTCGGCACGATGGCATCAACTCCAAACTCCTTCTTCGCCCACCTGACCCATTTGCTCTCCTTGGATCTGAACGACTTGACCTCGGGTCGTTCGTAATATTTGCCCCGCTTGTATTCCCGGCGGCTCTTGCGCAGTGCCTTTCGTTGCTTAACTCGGTCCCGACGGGTCAGATTCTTGGGAAGGTAGGTTTTGGGGACGTTGAGGGCGTCGTGCTTTTTGCTGCCTTTTCGTATACTAATAGTCATATAAGTATTTTACACATAGACATTATAAAATGGAAACATTCTGGTGGGTCACTGGTGGAATCGCAGCAACTTACACATTTGTCGCTGGTTTACAATTATATGCATTGCTTGGAAAGTACAGACTCTCAGTCAGTAAAGCGAATCAGAAAATCAAAAACGGAAACATCCGACACGTCATCGATGTTCGTACCGACCTTGAATGGAAGGCTGGACACTATCACGACGCCATACATATTCCCATTGCAACTATTCCAAAAAACAAAAAACTAAAAAATATTCCTAAATCATCAACACTCTTAGTTTATTGCAACACTGGACAACGAGCGAGACGCGCAGCTGAACTGCTCCGAAAGGACGGTTACCAAAATGTTTACTACATTGCTGAGTCTTACCGATCTCTTAACTAGCCCGATATCTTAACTAGCCCATTTCAATATTCCACATGCCAGCCTTGCTCCAGCATTACCCGTCTTTTCAGATTCTTTCTTTTCTTCACCACGTCCACGTCCCAAATCATCCTGATCAGCATGAATGATCACCGAACGGCCTCTCAACTCTTTGAGATCCTTAACTCCTTTCATTGTTTTTACTCCTTTGGCTACACCATTGCTGTTGGCGCGCACGTTCCCTAAATCTCCTACATGACGTAAATGTGATTTCGGACCGCCATGTACTTTTTGTTTTGGATTGTAATGAGGTCCTGCCTTTTGACATTTCTTTCCATACCCCTGACTGCCCTTGACGTGTATGTGAAACCCGTGATCTCCTTCCGTTAGTTCTTTCAACTCATATGCAAGAGTGGGGGGTGAAGTGGGGTTGATTGTAATGGTTCCGTATTTTCCTAAGCTTGCACGTAGCATTCGTCGTGCTCGGCGTGTGCGATTGTATTTGCTTTGTGGGTTTTTTGAACATCGTTGTGTCTTACCACCCTTTTGCAAATTAGTATTTAACTTGGAAAAGTCATCCTTGGTAAGCCGATACGCCCAGTGCTGAAGGGTCTGCCGCTTCTTTGCACTCACCGTCTCATCGTCCCACTTCTTACCCTTGCGTCGGATCTCGTTGATTAGCCAGTTCCGGAACCGACCGTTGGGTCCCGCCAATCCCACCCACCGCGCAATCTGCCTCTCATCATCCTTTCCCCTCTTGCCCTCGAAAAAGTCACAGTACCATTGCACCCAACCATACGGCTGACTCGGCTTGATCCATCCCTTCTTCTCCCAATACTCTAGCGTCGTGCCCACCTTAACTCCATACTTGTTGATGCTCGTGTCGTATTCGTCAAATGGCTTGGTTAAATGGTCTTCCAGAATGCCCTTCCACCAACTCTTCGGATACTTTTTGTGCTGATCTTTGTAGTTCCGCTTGTTAACAGATGAGTAGATGGGGCGCCAGTAGGTGCCGCCAAAACTGCCAAGCTCAAATATCTCCCGTGGTGAGAGGTTTGGCCTAAACTCGGGGTGGTCCGCAAATCGGTACTCCCCCGTTTTACTCCTGGTGGGCTTGGTTCGGGGCATTCTGTTATTGATTGGGAGATTCGTTCGTTTGCTGGTCGCTGCTGGCTCGATTCTTCTTGGATATCGGCACCGGCGCCAACACAAACCCAGGGGGCGGCGGCGGCGCTGCCTTTAACTTAACACTCTCCCCCCACTCTTGCAACAACGGCTCTTGGATATTCGGCTGCTTCTCTGGTTGTGACTGCTTCCTGGCCTTGACACACAGAGTGCAACAGCAACACATTATTGACAACGACGTTCCCATTATGATAACCACCCAAACCCAATTGTTTGCGCCACCGGTGTCAGTGGGAAATGGGACTGTTGTTGGTGCCGCCGTTTGAACTGGAGTTAAGAAAGAGGGGGTGGAGGTGGGTGATGCGAGGGCGATTAACGCCAGGATAGTTGGCAGCATGGCGTAGTGGTGGGGGGCGCCATAATGTCAACTCAGTTTGGGTGGGTTAACTCAGATCTCGACCGAGTCGTACTCGGGAATGGTGTGAGTAACATAGACCGTCGGTTCTGCCATTGGTATATAGGCTTCATCGCTTTGCTGTGGCAGATCGGGTAGCGGACGGCTAGCTGGCTGCGTGTAGATCTCGTTGTGTATCGTCCGACTCCCTCCCCTTTCTTGCATTCCCGGTGGTGTTGGAGACACTCGTTGCTGTTTTTTGTTGTACTTGTAGCAATTGTACCCCGCACACCCAATAAAGAGAACAATCGTTGCACCAATAACGATCCACCAGTACCATTGGATACCAAGCCACGAGCCATCGTCGTCATTTTCGTTGTCGCTCTTGCTTGGCGCCGTCGGGGCTTCGGTGGGAACCACATTCGGTACATTGGTAGGTGCAAGAGTGGGGGAGGTGGTTGGTTGCGGTGTGGGGGATTGGGTCGGGGGTTGAGTTGAAGGGGACACGGTTGGTGTTAACGTCGGGGCGGGAGTGGGATGCGCCGTGGGCGCCTCGGTGATTCCGGAACATCGCCAAGTCCAGGCGTAGGTCGAGCAGTTGCTGTGTTCATCCGACCAAGTGTGGAGGCTACTGGCCACCCTCTCCCCTGTTGCACAACCGACATCTGGCTTATGGCAGAGGGTGCCAGGGTAGTCCAGTGGGGTAAGACAAATGCGAGTGTCGTTAACTGGGAAGGTGTGATTACAAGTCTGGTAGACGTAGGTGAAAAGGGTGTCGCCGGGACCAGCGGTGGTAGTCAGGGGGACGGTCGAGTTAAGAGTGTTGGGAGTTGAGTTAAGGGCTGTGGCGAGAGTTGACGTCGGAGTCGCCAATGTCAATCCTATGGTAGCCAGCGCCAGCAACACCATGATCTAATGTTGTGTTGGGATATTATCAGGATTTGGTGTGGACCCAAGGTGTTAACTCGGGGGCGCCAATGTCCCCCCGAACCCCCAACAAACAATCTTAACTCGGGGGCGCCAATGTCCCCCCGAACCCCCAACATACAATCTTAACTCGGGGGCGCCAATGTCCCCCCGAAC